AATGGTGCAGAAAGTCGATCCTTAAGACTAATAATGCTGTATAATCCCCGGATTTCTGGCATATCTCAAAATAGACAAAAAGACTTATTTAAACTGAACCCGCTTTCGCAGTTCTCACCTAAGAGATAAAAAAATCAATAGCCTCTCCTCTTCTTTACGTTTCTCATTATGTACCACCCAAACAAAATCATAGGTATCCCAAGTGGCAACCCAATCAGGGTGATGCACAACAAGATGCCAAAAAAGATCAATGTGAAGGCAATGAGATTTGCCGTTTGATTTCCTTCTTCTGTCCTGTCTAACTGCACTTTTTGTGGTTCCATGTTCTTATTCACCTCCTAAATTTTTTATTATTCGCTTTCTTTCAGATATTCTTCTCCGTTTTCCTTCTTTAATATCTTTTCATCTCTGTAATGGCTTCCTTTACCGCATCTCTGACCGCCACACTTATGTCGTTTTCCAACTCCTTTATTGCCTTGTCAAAATCCTCTTTTGTCATCAAATCCGCCCCGCCCCCTTTTCCAAAGTGTTGCTGCCTCTCTTTGAACACGACATATATTCTCCCTATAACTCTCGAAAAGCTTTCCCCTTCATATTTTTCCGCTTTTAATAGGTCATATATGCCTTCACTTACTCCCAAACTTTTGTACCCTTCGCCTGGCATTTTTCATCACTAATTACCATATAATTACCATGCCTATATAAAGGCTTACCATAAAACTACCATAAATTATTTGAACACATACCTATTCTTCTTTTCGCTTGTTCTTGTCGTGCCATGCGTTGCATTCTCAATCTCTTTATGGATCAATCGCAAGGCATAGCTCCATGAGATTATCTTCTTTAATGACCAATTGTCTTTTATTTCGTCGAGGTCAATATGCAGTTCCTTCGATAACACATATAGCCCTATTTCGCTTTCGACTTCTTTTTTAATAGCTGCTCGGTTCGCTTCTTCAAATAAGCATCCTCGCTGAGCTCCCGAAAATTTTTTTCCACAAATTCTAAAACCTGCAAGCTGAGATGTAAAAAGCCATCCATGCCCTCGACCTCCTCCGCAGTCAGTTTTGGCTCTTCAATGCAAATCATGATCAGATCGCGTAGAATGTCTGCCATGTCCTTGGATTCGGTCCCGTAAGCTTTGATTATATGATATTCTCCAGGCTTCTTTAGCTGAAACTCCCTTCCATTAATTTCAATTTTGTCTTTCATGTTTTTATGGATGGTATATCTAACTTTTTATGCTTCTTTATAATTTGTTCCCTTGAAGTTCCATTCTCTGATTTCGCCTTCTGCCGAAGGTGTAGTAACACCACGTTGGAAATAACAATTATCTACTGATATACGGACCCATTGCGTGGCCTTACTGTCATCATATGTATATACCACCTGTACCGCTTTCTTTGCATCCCGGAATCCACGTAGGATTGCATTAGACGGAGAACTTTGAACAAGTTTAATACTCCCTTCACCATCATCGTTCTCTGTAATCGCCACTGCAACCGTCTTTTCGGTTATGTCCTTTACGTGCCTGACTCTGTCCCCTTCGTCAACGGGTCCAATCGAGCAGTCCGGTGCGATGTTCTCCAGTTCCACCCCATCAACGAAGATATGCAAGTCCTTTATCCGATATTCGTTTTCGCTCATTTTTTGTCACCTCATTTACAAACTTATAATCAAATCCAGCGTTATCTTCGAGATTGCACCGCTCAAAAACACTTCCACCTCTATGTTCTGGAGTATTCTGCTTGACTTGTCGCTTGCCGATATGCTGTCCCACTGCGGCATCAAAACCGTGAATCCTGGATCGACCTCGCCATCTGACGTCAGTCCATCCGCTCGTATTGCCAACGTGCGTGTGCTCGTGGATTGGTTTGTCCGCAATATCTTCTCGATTGTCGCCTTCACCATCTCTATCCCGCGTGGTTCATAAGGTATCTTCTTGCCCTTGTTCGCAAGCTGGTATTTCAGATTGATCAACGCGTTTTTTATCTCCGTGGAAAGGTATATCTTCGTTCTTGCGATGTCCACATATTTAGCGGGCGTCATTGCTAATCCCGCAGAAATCTCGGATGAGACCACCTTGATCACCGTGTTCATCGGATGCGAAGTATGCTCTTCAAGTGCCTTTATCTGCGACTGCGTATATCCACTCGCTGCGATGCCGGAAACGGTAACCCATTCTGGCGGTATCCACGGATTGAGCAGACCGATGACGCCCGCTATCGCACCCGCCAGCTCGCCTGCGGTATAGTTCGCGCTCGCATCATGCACTATCGCGTACACGTATTCGCTTGGAGTCAATGCTGTAATATTTGATGTGACGGTCGCTGCACTCCCTCGCGAAGGGCACACGAGCAGTATATGATTCGTGTTCGCATGTGCGACTAAATAGGCATTCATGCTGTTGTCCGAAGCATCTATCGTAGGCACTATGATGTCGTGATCAACGTTCTCACTAAGTAATGCGGCAAGTACGGTGGCATATTGATTTACAGAACCGTCATATACGTTTACTGTCTTGACATGCGCGACCCCCTGTGCGAATATCTTCGCAGTCGCTTTTGATATCGGGGATCCCTCACCGTATATAGCCTCCACCTCCGCTTGTGAATAGCACGTATCAACGTGATTGTAGCTCGTGTCACTGGTGTGCTCACCTATAACAATTATCTCGCCATATGTCTCAGAAACGACTGCGCCTGTAGCATCTTTTAAGTTTATAGTGATTGATTCGTCTATTGTTGGCATGAAAATATATTTGAAAAAAGACTTATTAAATAACTATTCGGTAGAGGAACGGATTTAAAGCGAGAGGATGCGGAAGTTTTTGTTTTAAATGTTTTAAGAGCGAATGATGCTATTTAGTTTCCAAAGTATAATCGAATGTCTCTATCGTAGTGATTATTTCTTGCCATGACATAGCATACTTACAAACGATTTCTATATTCCTTTTATATACATACGTATCCTCAGTAAAGTCAAGCGCCAACGGTGGCAATATATCAAATATCGTGACATTTGTAAGCGCGAGATGCTGTTTCAGCCACAGAAATAGTTGGTTCTGAAGTGTGGCAACTCTCTTTATATCGTTGTCATAAAGCAGAAGGTCTATGGACTGCCGAACCACAATGCCCTTTGTATAATCTATGTTCGCACTCGGATCGTTGCCGCTTGCGTCATTGCCCGAAGCGTCAACCAAGCGTATCCCCATTATCTCGTTCAAAGGCGTGTTCAGCGGATCCACAACGGGGTCGAGAAAGCCGATGAACAGAGCTGGATATGCGAAATTTTCTATCAATTGATCTGAGCGATATATCGCAACGGTCGGCGTGGGCGAATATGCGAATATTTCGTTTGCGCTGGCGTCCAATTTAGTCCAGAGTTCGGAAAAGATGAGATGTTCAAGCATAAAAGCAAAAAGGGAATAAGACTTAAAAATAAAGCGGTTATTTTGAATATCTTGAAATCGTTTTATTCACTTCATTTTCTATTAGTTTTGCGGCATCTTCCTTTTTTTCGTCGAAACTGGTACGCAAAAAACTTCTGCGCGGGATTCTTCGTTTCGGGCTGCCAAACTCATGTGTGTATGCGATGCTTACGCGGTCTTCTTCACCGCTCAGCGAGAACACGCCCACAAGAACTCTGTCCTTCTCGAGTTCCGGTTTATGCGTCACGGCGTTGCGCATCGTTCCGGTATCCTTAAGTGGTTTACTGCTCTTCTTGCGCGCTATCGTCACTGGCGATAGCGGTTTCCATGCAGGATCGCCTTCGGTTATCTTGTTCTTTATTGCACCTTCCATGAATGCCCCGGCTTTCCGCAGTATGCGTTCCTTTTCCCCTTTTAGCTCGTTCAGTAATTTAGGGATATGATTAGTGTCCTTTACGGTCATTTGTCTTATAAAATAAGCACCACAAGGATAAGAAACAATACAGCAAACGCAAGAGAATAAGGTACCCAAAACCAGAGAATCAAATTAGTGTTCATCCGTGTTTCTCCACTATAACTTTCCAATAGCCACCCGTCTTTACGTCCTTGTGATTGTCCACGCTTGCCACCGTATAATCCTGATTATTCAACGTTATTTTGTCGCCCACATTCATTGAAGCATCGGAATATAATTTCAGCATCGCTTTTGTTATGCCCACATCCGACCAGAATAACCGTTCTTCCGAGCTCAGAGGCTGTAGTATTGCGGTTATCGCCGTTGTGTTGTGTGACGTGTCCATATAGCCGCCGATATTTGTGCGGACTATTTCTATTTGCGACATCGATTGCCCTTTCCGTGCGAGGATTTTATCGAAGCTCATTTTCTTCTCTTTGTTACATCACAACAAACCAAATCTGCCAATCACGTCGCTTTTTAAAAATGTCATCCGTTTGTGGCTCCACCATCCACACTTTAAATGAAGAATCGATAAAGAAATTGACCGCATGTGGTGGATTCACAATCCAGCAAACTCCGAATGCCGCACCCCGGAAAACGTATTTGAATCGCGCGAAAAGCTGAAACGCGAAGTCATCGCAATCGAAGCTCTCCTTCCTCCATTTTTCCATATCAAGAGGGTCGACATCGAGAAAACGTTGAACAAGATCACGAGTCACTGTTTTGTACTGCACGTCTGCGAGAAATATGTTTTGTTCCATCCCGAAATGCGATTTGATTATTTCTCTTGCGTCTTTCGTGATGAAGAGCGGATTCCAGAACAGGCGTGCTATGAGAAGAGCCAGTATTTGCATGAGTTTGTTTTTCCAGTTCATGTTCTCCTTATTCCCCCTTTTATCACGTATCTCGTTTTGCCGTTATCCAATATAATCCGCTCGATCTCCCCCTTTCTCTCCAATGCAGTCAAGCGTTGAGGCACCCATGAACTACCCTTATATTCTGAAATACCAAAGTAGGCTTTTAAATCCTTTATATTCCCACTACCGTCCATCGCCTTCAACGCTTCCAAAACCTCTTCTTGTGATGCCATGATTATTTAAGCGCACATAGACCTTATATATCTATCTACTTACTTACCCGTTATTTTGAGCCATCCCCATATAAGCGCATTGAATATTATTGTCACTATGCCGCCGATAGCCATTATGAACATCGCGAATTTTCCCACTAACAACTGTTGCTGCTGTTCGAGTTTTTGTATTCGCTTGTCATGACTATTGAACCGCTTCTCGCCCTGCTCCAACCGCCGTAGTATATGCTTGCATGTGATGTTGGTTTCGATTATCTTTTCCAATGTGTCCTTGTCGAGTTCCATTTTTACAGATTCGTATTCGTCTTATTTTCGATAATCTCAAATATTTCAGGATAATCGCCCTTTTTCTGCTCGTGTATGTAGTCCTGAATTGCCTTCTCACCCTTCGCTTCGAATGCCGCTATTTGCTCTTGTATCCCGGATTTTTGGCTGAACTCGCCTATCTTGTGTGTGTCCGGTGTTGTACCTCCAGCCCAATCGCGGGTTAATATGCGCGCGCATGCAGTATATTTGCTTGATTTTTTAATCTTCGCAGACGTGGGCTCGCTGACCGACAATCCCTTTTCCGCAAGTAGGTCGTCTATGTCCGTATCCACTATGTCAATGATGCTCTCTATGACAATATTATCAACCGAGGTGTCTATTAGTATCCTTATATCTCCAGGTGTCGTGTATGCCATTCCTATGCGTGCCCCCGTTCTCGTATGATTATTATCAGATCCTCTTCGACTTTATAGCCGGATGCACCTTGCACTTTTATCGTTACGTGATATGTCTTTCCCGCCGTGCCGCCTCTAAGCCAAAACACAACGTTTGTAGATGCATCTACGATTGCCGCTTCAATCATCGCGGCAGTAACGTCAGTATTACCGTCATAACATTTGCATTCTGTGATGTTGATAATTGAATCGCCTTCTGGCAATCGGTTCGCAAACTCAACCGTTATGTATTCTCGTTCATGCGGCTGCTTAATAGTCCTGTCTGGTTCTAACATCCTTCAACACCGGAAAGATTAAGCCCCGTCGTCTGTGCTTCCTACGGTGTATTTCACGTTTACTACGTCGTTATCGAGCACTGAGCGGTCGCCCTCCGTGAATGCCACGGCACAAAGCAGAGTACCTATCACTCCATTTTTCGAGCTATCCGTAGTCAAGAACGCACCTTTTAACGTGACTGTGGCGCTTATTGTGAACACTGCCTTACTTGCATTATTGTCCAATTGCTTTGTCGTAGTCCCAGTAATAGCACCATCCACGAACTCCCGCCGGGTTGCCTCATCATATTCAGTCGCCTCGTACCATGTCGTTCCGTTGTCATTCATTGACGAATCCGTCACGGGAAGCGTTGTCTTTACCAAGCTCACATACAGAGGGTCGCTTGGTGCGCTATTCTTGAATATCTTCGTTAGTAGATATTCTAGCCCTTGCTGAACCCACAGATTGTGCGCCTTATCTATCCACTTCAGATTGCCGTCCTTGTCATAGCATTCGACCTCAAATACGCCGCCAACCGTGAATCCACTTTTTATTCCGTTCATAAGAAAGAAGAAGATGAAAGACTTTATATTTAATTCATACTGCTTTGAATATTAGCGTCTTTCCCTGCGCCGTGAATATCTTTTTGCCTTCGATTAGTTCAAACCACGTGGACGCATCCAACTCCTTTAACATGTCTAATGTGGAACACAAAAACTCGATATTCGTAATTACCGTATCCGCACCTTTCAAGGTGTCTTCAGCGCTAATATTGATTGTCATCTCTCGTGGGCTCGCTGCATCCACCGCCTTGTCGAAAATATCAGAACAAGCCACTGAAAACACATTCACCTGCTCTGGCGTACCACCACTGAAAAACGTTTCTTCAGCCACTTGGGTTATATGTGTTGCTCGAGACATTTGTTTTTCCCACCTATATCTTAATAACCTTCTTCATTATTTATGATAACTTCTTTAAGTATATTGTTTTAATTTTTTAAGTATTTTTGTAATCTATTAAAAAGAACGTTTACGATCTTCATGTCCTATTATGGATTATCCACGTGAATGCAGTTACGCCCGAACCACTATTCCGCACCACGAAACTGTTTACTGCCATATCCGTTACCCACCATTCGCCAATTGCGCCGCCGCCGTCTGCAGATGGTTTTATGGAGACGTCATAATCGCTAAGATTTAGATTATGGGATATCGTTACCCCGCCGCTACCTGCGAAGTTATTTGAGCCTTCGGCATGTATTTCATCCACTGGTATATTTTCCGCTTTTATTTCAAATACCCCGTTCTTTGCTACTGCCATTTTATTATCCCAAGTATCCTCCGCTTGTAACTGCTCTTGTCTTTACCACTATATCGCAAACATAAGCGACACCATGTGCTCCACCTGCAATAGTAAGTTGAACTTTCGTACCCACCTTTATGAGAATAGGTGCATTAAAGTTCTGCCATGCGAGTTGCGCTTCTGCGGTAAGGTTTGCGACTGCACCATCAGCAGCAGAGATAAGCACTTGCGGTGTGGTATCATCCGTCTGTATCGAGATTGATGTTAGAGCTCCACCAGCAGCTATATCGGGCATCCGGATAAGTAAACTCTCCAAGAGTACATCTTGTGTAGTTCCTGTGAACAAATCGTAAGTAGCTGCTGTTTGGTTCAAGTCTTCGGTAGTTATGGCTATTTGCTGTTTGCCTGTGACTTTTGAATCGATATCTGCTAATACTGAGTTGAATGATGTATCTTGTTCTGTTTTTGTTGCAATATTATCTACTTTAGTTTCGATAGCTGCTTCCACTCCTTTACCGACTTGTATTGTATACGCCCGCCTTGCTACTGGACTACTACATGCAAAAACAATTGTCCATTCACCAGCAGCATCGGGTGTAAATGCAGCAGTATATAGTCCTGTGCTACCAATTTCAGTAACCGAAGGATTATTAAAAGAACTATCTGATTCATCGTAAACCGTACTTGTAACTGTGGCACCTGTGGCCGGTTGGCCGTCAGTATTAAGAAGATACAATTTAAATTCAACCGATTCGTTTATTTTAAACATTAATGTCCCATCACGTCTCCCGATGTCATTATCCCGCTACCGCCGACATCACTATATATCATATTTGTTGATATGTTTAAAGGACTTAAAGAAAGATTATATATCGTTCAAGAGTTTCAAGGAGCTGGCGTATGTTCCGACGTGCCACCATCCTCCTTTTCTAAAAAGTGGTTTGGTGTGTGTAGGAAATCTTTTAAATAATGGTTCAACCTCCTCTTGTTCTTCCAAGGTTGGGATTGCGTATGTTTTCTCTTCTGTATTCATCATTTGGTATTAATTTGGTTTTCTTACTATATAAATAAACCTATGTCATTGTGTAATAATTGCCCCGTTGCACAATAGCCGTATAGTAAGGCATTTGCTCTGCATACTCTTGAGCCTGCTCCATCAGAACATCTGACCCCGAGAATACGATGTATTTTTCGCTGTCCAACTCAAAATGCAACGTAAGATATTTCTTGTCTTTGTACTTGCTATTACCTACGCGAAAGTTAAGAATGAGTATTTCCTTATTCAGTATTTCAGTAATCTTCTTCTTCTCGCCTTCAAACTGTGGTCGTATATCGGCGAAGTCACTGAAATGGTGATAATCTTCTGTCATATTTCAATCGGTGTATTTCTCCAAGGCAAATGCTTGCATTGCCGGATGCAAATCATGCAATTGCTTTGTCAATCCAAAAGCGTCTGCGTGTATAGAATATCCTTTCCAACTCATCAGAGATGCCTCCGTGAAGGGCGTTATCGCGAGTGCTTTATCGTATTTTTTTAGCCTGCTTGTGAATCGCTCAACATTTCTTCTTCTTAGTTTTTTGTGATCCTTCCAAATAGTATATCCCAGGAAATCTATGCCCGTATTAGTTGGGAATATTTGCTGTTTTACCGGATGCAGTTCGAGCTTGAGCTCTTCGTTTATGAAGTCTTTGACTTTGTGCTTCCAATCATGTAATTGCCTCTTGGAATCTGAGAGTAGCAAGAAATCATCCATGAACCGGATATAATGCTTTACTTTTAACTCGTGTTTGGCGTAATAATCTAGTTCGTTCAAATAGATATTTGCAAACCACTGACTCGTGTAGTTGCCTAAGGTTACGCCAAGAGAGATGCCTTGATTGGTTAGGATTTTACGAATGAGATTTATTACTCGTTCGTCTGCTATTTTCTCTCTTAAAATACGGATTAGGATTTCGTGATTGATGTTATCAAAGAACTTACGGATGTCACCATGAAAAATGAAAGTATTATCACAATCTCTTCTAATGATTTGCGTAAGCCTCTTCACAGCAGCCAGAGTGCCTTTATCTTTTAGGCTCGCATAACTATCGTAAATGAATATTGGTTCATAGATAGGTTTCAGAACTTGCACTAAAGCATGATGCACGACTCTATCCCTAAACTGGGGTGCCCGGATTAATCGCTCCTTTGGTTCGTAAGCAATGAATTGTTTATATGGCAAGGGCATCCAAGTTTCATCTATGAGCTCTTGATGCAGTTGCTCGATATTATCGAGGATGTTTGACTCAAACTTCCGCACATAGAATTTGTTTCGCTTGCCCAGTTGCGCCTTCCGATAGGCTTTACAGATGTTCTTTTTTGTGCATATCTGTTCATACAGGTATTTATAAGTTTTCATTTTGGTTGGGTTATCTTGCTGAATGTTCACATCGCGCGCTACTAATTCAGCGTATCTTTTTTATATTCGGTACTATTGACCAAGATTTGAACAGGATGCACTTGCTTCCGTAACCCAAACGTATATATGAGAAGCAAGTGTTGAGAAAGGCTGCACGGAAACTGATGTTTACGTTCGTATTGTCAGGCGTATTGTTGATATTCGTATAGAAGACTCCCGCATTACCGGTATTGTTGTAGTTGCCGCCGACGAGGACAGCCCCGACTTATTCTTGTTCAAACCTTATCATGTAGTTCTTTTTTGTTTTTTCCCTCCATGACTATATTTTTTTTTTCATGCGCTCGTTTTCGTCCTTTCGATTTGACGGTTACAAGGCCGCACGGAAACCGACGTCCACGTCCGTACCGTCAGGCGTACAGTCGATACCCGTATAGAAGACCCCCGCACCACCGGTATCGTGGCAGCCGCCGCCGACGAGGACAGCCCGATCGCCTGGATAGGATGTTTTACTGAGATATCCGTAGTCGCCACCAAATTGTGCGCATGTAGCGCCGACCGTTATTGGCAATGCCAGGTCTTTAGTCCCACATAGTGCTGATGCTGCTTCTATTGTTGCTACATAATTATTCGCATCAGGAAATTGATGCCCCTCTCCAGGATATCCTGCCTGTATCTTTCCATCATATACCTTCGCGTTTATCCAGTCCCATATATTTCCATTGTAGCACCATACACCTGTCTTGCGGTTGTTGTTATGGAACCACGAGTCGGGTCCGGACCCACACAGAACTTTATAAATTGGATGTCCAGCGGCAGTGTAAGTCGGGTCGTTATCGCCGTAATATTTCCATTCGTCTACATCAGCAGAATCTCTGCCATAATAGTTGTTTCCTTTTGGATATCCATCTGCGCCAAACGGTGACGCAGCTTTTGCCTGCATTGCACATTCTAACTTGATGGCAGCCCACTCTTCGAGTCCTGCAAGGTCATATTTCCTGACGCTTACGCTGTCGCCTGATTTTGGCGTTATGTCCGCAACACCAAGCGCATTTGTGGGTAGTGCAACAGTAAGGAATATTTTCTTGTTCACTTGGTCGAATTTAGCCACTTTGCGTTCATAGATAATGGTATCCCCCTCTAACCATTGATTTGAGCTGCCTAAACGCACCGTTGGCGCGGTCGTCGTATTAGTGTGGATCGCATTGTCGTAGTTGTTTGTATTCATTGCAGCCGCTTCGGCTGCACTGAGCGGATGTGAAAGCTCAATATGATTGCCCACAGCAAGTTCAAGAAAATGCGCATCGGTATCAATCAAGACATAATGATAGCCATTCATATCCGCTCCGAGGGCGTCGATACCGCCACCAGAAACGTAAGCCTTTGCCAATGCTTGCTCATCGCTTCTGTTCATCAGTCTGCAAGCTTCAAGCGCCTGCTGCCAGTTCACAGTTGTCCATGCGGGTACGTGTGGCTGCGAGACAGGTATGGGCGATGTGCCCTGCGCTTTTGGCGTGGCATCAAGATGACTCATGGGATATTTCGCAAGCCAGCAGCCACCTATCAACACGCCATTTCTGAATCCTACGTCATAATATGGATTGCCGGAGGCATCAGCGAATCCGCTTGTCGCTTTACGCGAGAATTCCACGAAGTTCTCATTCAAATCGTTCAATTGATTGAATCTATTTCTCAATCCGCTTAAACTCAAATCTTCTGTCATTTTGTTTTTATTACACCTCTTTTAGTTTTAGTTAGAAATATTCTTTCATTTCTATCTTTTCCAGCCTCAAATCCTTCTCTTTCGTTTCTATGATGTATTCTCCATTCTCATCTTTCTCTGTCGTTTTCGTATGCACATATTCCTTTTTAGGGATGTCGAGTTCGCAGATCAGTAGTTTCTGTGTTGGTCTGCTTTCAATCGTATATTTGTCGTCATTACCAATATAGACTCTGATTCGTTCACCTTCATGACCTTTTATGTTGAAGGTCTGCTCCGCTATACTTTTGCCTTCATGTTCCATCGCTCCAACCATTATTTTGGAGCCCGATCTGGTTATCGCTGTCATTTTTCTTTTTTATGTCCTATTATGGATTATCCACGTGAATGCAGTTACGCCCGAACCACTATTCCGCACCACGAAACTGTTTACTGCCATATCCGTTACCCACCATTCGCCAATTGCGCCGCCGCCGTCTGCAGATGGTTTTATGGAGACGTCATAATCGCTAAGATTTAGATTATGCGTTATTGTTACTCCTCCAGGGCCTGCAAAGTTGCTTGAACCATCGGTATGCATCGTATTGATAGCAATAGTATGATTGGCGCTTGCATCTTCGAGACTGGTTATCGCATCTGCACGTGTTTTGATTGTCGTATCAATCAAGTCGAGATTGTCACCCAAGTCTGTATCCCTTGTAGGATGCCCTAACTGCTGTTTCTTGAACGAATAGTTTGTCGTCACTCCGTTTGGCATATCTTTATCTTCTCCTTATCGTCTCACGTTTTGTTGTTTCCACGACAGGTTCAACCACTTCAGGGAGCTTAATTTCAATTGCGTACCCGAATCCAATTAGCATTCGTGCTGTTGCCTCATCGTCAAGTTCATATTCATCGCCTTCTTTGTATATTCTACCATCACTGAGATTTTGAGTTCCAATCGTGCATTTTAATTTCATTTTTCACCTCAATAAAAAAATGCTAACCCGCCTTCATAAAAAAAGACGGTTTTATACCCCCGTAAGCGTGCAGATACAGTTGTCCTTATTGCTACTGTTCAGATGCTTAAACCGTGGCACCATAGCGCCAAGCTGTCTCACATGTATATCCCCGGTCTTCTGCGAACCGGCAATCCATAAGTCATGGAATGGCTCTGCCGCTATCACAAGATCGAAGAAACGCCTGTTCGCCGGTGTTGCTGCTGGTGAAATAATGCCGCAGTTTGCGCTAGCGTCTGATAGACTTGTTGATTCGTATATCACGCCGGGATTGCCCGGGGCGTTTCTGTTTAGCATTGCCAGTACGCGATCATATTCCGCCTTTCCCGTTGTCGATTCGCTCGCTTCGAGTTCGGCATACTGTGTCGGCGTTAATATGAGATTGTAGCCGGCACTATATATCTTATCCGTTCTGAGTAATGCCAATCCCGCGGCCACCGCTTTTATCGTGTTACCGTAAGTGGCGAAATCGGACCCGGCATATGTGTTATTTGCTACTTGAAACATACCTTTGAGTTCGTAGTTCGTGCCATCCGGCTTCCAGCCGTTTATCACCAACGCATCCTCCTGCGCCGCAATATTCGCTACCATATCCAGTGCCATGTCATTATCAAGTGGGGTGCCATGCAGTATGTACGATTCCCAAGTCCTCCGCATTATCGTTCTGTCATCTTGCTGCACGGGTATTTTCAAGGTCTTCGCAGTGACGTCCACCTTTTCCTCGTTATCCTGTATTATCTCGTAGTTGATTACTGCACCTGCGGTTGCCGTGTATGCTCGTGTCTCCACGGAAGTCATACCAAGTCCCTTGCCGCTTAATACTGATCGCGGTATCAACTTCCTCGCAAGAGTCTGCGCATGTAATACCGGGACGATGTCTTTGTCCCAACTTTTTCCTAAATTAGCTAATGCGTTTACCATTTCTTTTGTCCTCCTATATTTCGCTTATCACCCATGCATCCGCTGCGCCGCCGCCGGCATTCACGGATTCTGCCATTCTCGCGACTATGTCATTTGTGCCGATGGTTCCGGCTGTTATCTCTCCGTCCGCCGCTGCTGTTACAACCCTGCCTTTTGCAAGATTCTGACCGCTCGCGAGTCGCGCTCTAACTCTGAAGCCGCTACCATTATGCACCGGAACTTCATCGCCCGCAGCATAAGCCGTATCTATTGTCGTAGGTTTGAAGTTTGCGTTTGCTTTCTCGTATCCTAGCCAGCCTATCGGAGCGTTATTGGAAATATCCCATGCACCATTCATCGAAGCATCATAATCCGTTGCACCTTTCTTTACCAGTCTGCCGGGTTTCATATTTGTTACTGCTGTGTTCAAATCCACCTTCAACCGTTCCACCAGTGACGGACCATCTATCACGTCGTTCAATATCTTCCTGAAACCTACTTGCGCAGCCATACTACTGCTTCACCTCCGTAAACACTCCCTTCACCGGGTCCCAATCGTAAGCGCCACTACCGCCATTTGTCGTTAGTGGAAACTGTATATTCTTCCCGTGTTCTGCCGCAGCTTTTACCGTTTCTTTGAGTTTCGTATCTATCGCCGTGACGTTCTCAAGCATTTGACGTAGTACTTCACTTGAACCCGCTTTCATGTTTTCCGATTGTTTCTCACGGTCAATTTCCTCGATAACACCTGCATTCACAAGCACGTCAGTTATTGAAGCTGCCAGATGTTCGCGTTCTATGTCGTCCTTTGTCTGCGTTATTGCTTGTTCTACTGATGCTTTTATCTTCGTATCAAGCTCGTCCTTTGTGTATGTTTCTTTCTCTTTCTCTTTCTTGTCGCCTTCTTTGTTCGCCTTCTCTTCCAATGCCGCCTTCACCATCTTGTCCGCATCCGTCTTCGTTATCATTTCTTTGCTTTCCAGAGCCGCCTTTACTGCTTTATCAGTATCCTCTTTTGCCTTGTCCTGCGTCTCCTTGATGGCTTTATCCACTGCCGCTTTCACCGTTTTATCAACGTCATCCGATGTGAAGGTCTTTTTATCTTCTTCTCCCATATTTCCTTTTTCCTTTTTTGAATCCTCCCCTTTATTTGCATCATTAGCGAAAAGACTTATTAAAGGCAGTTCGAGAGTTACGCCTTCCGCACTTGCCGAGATATTGAATGTCGCATCTTCCCATGCAGGCTTCTGAACCAAAGTAAGAGATTCAATATTCAAACCATGTGTCCAACCATTTTGAAGGCTCTCTACATGACCGTATGGACTCCATTTATCACCCCAAACTCCATCTCTAATTTTCTGTGCTGCTCGACGATCCATTATAGCCACTTTTACTCTAATATTGTCATCATTTTTTTTTGCATTCAATATCTTGCCGATTTCCGAATAAGGGTCGCCCGCGTCATCACATGTATGTTCATCCTTACCTCTATTACATATACGAACGACCGCATTTTTCAATGAATTTGTTACGTTTTCAACGTCAGAATCGGGAATTCCCCAGCCATTCTTATTTATGAGACCCACGGGGAGATCACCTTCAATTATCAATGGCTCTTCCTCCGCTGCTTTTGCTATCCATTTGTCGTCTTCCTTTTTATAATCTCGTTTTACGGCAGCCCATGCGATCATATTTGCACATGCTTCTCTATCAGGACGATCTTTGCACGTGCCTGCCCAGCTCGCATTAAAAGCGGATAAGAATATTTCTTGGGCATGCTTAGGCAATGCCTTTTGTATGGATTCGGGCAAATCAGTTATCGTATCGTATGGCATGTCTTTTTATAGCGTAATAGACTTTTTAAACATATAATGAAAAAACAAAAGATCGTGGTCCCAAAAAACAAGAATTTAGACGCGCTACTCAGAAAGTTCAAGGCAGGACGTATATCGGTCAAGGAATTCGCGAAAAGAGTCCAGGAGTTCGGATATAATCCTGAATTCTGGCTTTCACCGTCTCAGATGGCACAGTTTGTCAGAACAGGCAATGACAGTCGGGAAGGATTTAAGCATAATTGTTATACTGATAAGCAGAAAGGGATGTTCTTTCAAACGATAATTAAGAAAGCAATACTAAAAGCAATAGACTTCGCACACTTGTGGTTGCAGAAGCAATATGACAAGAACATCTTCATATATGAAGATGAACGATTGCAGAAGCTTGACGCGTTTGCAGAACATATCATCAGCACATATTACAGTCACGAAAAGGGATATAAGGATGTATTCATGCGCAAGTGCAAGCAGATTAAGCTGGGGCTCAACAAAGAAGATGTCTTTTATCGTGCGCGGGACTTCGCAACGATAAACGAATTCTATACATGGATGCAGGAAAACTATCCGGATGGAATACCGCTGACTGAAGGCGAGAAGATAAACATCAAGGAGTACTGATAAATGACACTAAAAAAGGGAAAAAGGAAAGTCGCAGAAGGATTAGCGAAGTATGTGCTCCGTACTGGACGCGGAAGCGGACTCATATCGCAAGTGACCGATATGGGCAGGGATATATTGGAAGGTACGGTATATCTATTTGCTATCAAGGGTTTGCTTGGAATTGTCATATCGCCGTTGTGGCTGCCAGTCATAGTAATTATCAAGAAGATCGCCGAATATACTCTTGGATGGCTTGATGAACGTGTAGGTTTCTGGAAGTTTGAAAACGAGTACATAACAAGGAACATCAATCCGTTCAATGCGGAGCTTATGGAACGCGTGAAACGAATAGAGAGTCACATGAAAAGGAAAGAGAGATGAAACTTTATTTTGGTTTTGGTAATCCTAACAGCCTCACATGCATTTTTCCACATTCGCATTTCCGTATCATTTCTCCACGTTTCCATTCGTTGATCTGTCCGCATTTTATACATCGGAATCGCCGTGATTTGGAATGATGAAAAATAGGAAGTGTCGCCTTGACTTTTATCGCCCAAGTTATTATGTTTTTTTTGTGCATTTGCTATGTTGTCTTTCGATATAATACCGAGATCGCGAGGCATTCTATCTATTTTTGTCATTTCACCAAACACTCCAATTCAACTCCGCTAACAAAACGCGGCATAACAACCGGCTGAATATGCGCTAACGAGACACTATTGACTTCAAGTTTTGTTATGCTCTCAAACTCACTAAGCAACTTTAAAATCTTTGTTTCCGTTTCCTTCTTTATGCGTCTCGCCTCTTCTATTTCCATTCTTCTTCATCCTCCCTTGTCATTATTATCTGGTTATAATCCCCACATTCAAATATCCTTGGCATTTTAGGATATAGTGCATAAGCATCAAATTTTACCGTCTTTTTCTTTGTCTTATATTTAATAGGAAAGTGGCTTTTTAAGCATCTCGGGAAATATTGTTCTTTGAACATTTGCCACCATGAAATCGGATAACTAACAACAAATTCATGTGTTGCGCTTTTCATGTGTTCAACAGGAACCATTGTCCACAATCGGTATGTTAACGCATCTAATATCTCATTGTAATACTTCTCAATAGACAAATTTTTTAACGCGTGCCCTTTAAAAATTTGTGATGCTTCAAGTTTCAATAAATCCATGATATGTTTCTCTACTTCCATTTCATTATTCATTAATGCTGATTTAATCATTGCTTTCCCTCCCCCAATTTTTCTTCCAACTCTGGTCCTCGCGGATTTTTATATCGTCGTTTGAATTGCATTTCGGGCATATTCCTATTATTGAATTACGCTTATAGAATGCCATATCAATCGCTTCAAAGCCACAATTGTTGCATATCCATATTTCAATCATCGCTTATGTCCCCCTCATAATTCTCTGCCCATTGCTTCTCCATCCACACGAATCCTTCATATGCTATCCTTCGTTCCTTCAAATGTTGCTTAAATTGATACACTTCTTCATTCGCCGCTATTTGCATTTCCGGGAATAGTTCTTTTTCTTTATTCATAGACAATCCTTACGCTTTTTATCCATTTTGCAGTTACCAACTGCGAATGAATGCGTTTCGCTATCTCCTCGCGTGCGTGCAATGTATCCACGTACTCCGCTATGTCCACTTCGACACGCATGGTTATCATGTTCATTCTATTTAAGCTAAGCTATATAAACTTATTATTTCTCTATAAGTGGTACTATCGTACAACGGCAATTTACATGAATTGGAGGCTTTTGTGAACCTATTGAAAAGATTTGCCCATCTAACCCGTCGCAAATATCACAAGTTCGTTCATCACCTATTGCCGTCCAGGTGAATTTCTCTATCCCCGCTTTCTTATAACGGTCGCTCGCTGCCTCATTGAATACGCGAGTCGCTTCGGTCCGTGCTATTCTTGTCGCCTTATTCTTTGTTATCTGTGCAACTTCCGCTATCCTGTCCGCTATCTTTGTCGGATGCTCACCTCTTAGCATTCCTTCTCGTAGTTGGAAAGCCACGTCCTTCTTCATTGTCTCGCTCATACCCGTAACAAGATCTAACTGCATCGCCCTCAATGCGGTAAGCGTTTCCTCGTCCATCACCGCGAGATAAGATGGTATCTCAAGCGTTAATCCTGCACGTTTTAACTGCCTTAACGCGAATTCACTGCCTCGCTTCCAGAAGAGCATCGAATATCTGTTCAGTACTTTATGTGCCTCTTTAGCTCCGAGTTCTTGTGTGATTATGTGCTGCACCTCGGCAATAGTTTCGTCTCCTATTAACCCCGTTGCAAGTAATGCCTTTATGCGTTTCGCTGCGTTTACAGGAAGCTTTCTCAGCTCTCGTTCGAATTCGTGCCGAAGTACCGCTGTGCGAGTTATATCAACATCCATTGTTTTCCTTTTTCGAATCCCATTCCTCTTTCGCTTCTTGCACTACAGGGCAAAAGAAATCATGCAGATCATACGCCCACACTCCGGGCGCCCACGAATAATGCTCGAACAGCCAGCACAATAGCCAACTGATTGGATTATACTGCCGCCACTTAACATGCCAACTATATTTCGTTTTCATTTCAACAGTTCCCTTCCGAAATGCTACTTTCGTTTTCATTTTCGTTTTTGTGATTCAGAAATTCTGAGCTGCAATATTGCACCACTACGATCTATAGATGCGTGATATTCTTCAAATGCCTCATTTATCTCGCTTGCGTATCTCTTCAGCATTCCGAATAGATATTCTTTGGTCATTCCTCTTCTTCAAATTCATTCAGAGGCGCAAAACCCAATAGTTCTCGCGCCTCGTCCTTTTCAATTACCATCGCCGTGTAGAGTTCCGCAATCTCTTTCGCACTGTACCGTGCCTTATCGAGCTGCTCAAATCGAACATGTATTTTTTCAACGTTGTGCATATCCAGATTCTCCGCTTGTCTCCTGATCAGTTTCTCCAATTGAATGCGCATCTGCCTGCGATAGCTGTTCAGTATGCGTATCCGATTCTGCTCTACTACGTATGCGGATGCGTAGGTTGTGCCTGCCTCCTTCCCGGACGTAGTTCCACTACCGAATAGCAACGCGTATATGTCTTTTTCCAGAGACTCTTTCATGCCCAGTATGTCCAAACCGGTATTCGTGTCAAGTTGAGTGACGTCCATCCCGACACCTAAAATATCCTCATTCTCGGCAAGTTCTTCCATCTTCGCACTCATCGCGTTCCGCACCTCCACGAACTTGTCATAGCTTTCCGCCTTGAGTAGTTCCGCAAGCACCCCAGAATTGTAAAACAAACGTCCAAAGCCGTATCGCTGCACGTATTTTCTGTACGATTCGAGCATGTCATAGTAATATTCCAGTCGCCATTCCTTATTGTGCAGTATGCTACGACCGTACAACCCGTATGTGTTACGATTCATAATATCTTCAAAAACGTTCCCGCGATACTTATAGCGATATATGATCACTTCTTTGTCTATGTCAAGAATCTGCCTTGTGACATCACCAGTTACCGAATTCTCGTTCACGACTACGCGCTCTATGTCGCCCATCATTAACGTGGACGGCGTAGACCCAACAGAGACGTCTTTTGGAAGTAACGTCACATAGTCCATCGGCAACAGTCTTAATTCCTTTATGTCGTTTCGCCACTGCCCTGTATAGACGACCACGGTGCCCTTCTCCAATAGCTCATGGAGCACCGCGAGGATGTGCCCTTCTAAATCAACCGTGTCGCCCCAATCGTTCAACGGGCTGATATCGTCACTCTCATTATCGCTGTATATCTCAAACCCGCTCGCCATCTCCAGACTCGCTTTCTCCAATGCATCTGAAACGAGATCCAAGCTGCCTAACTGCCGGTATTTTGTGAATATGTTATCGTTGCTGATGACGAAATCGCCGATTTTGAATTCTTTAGGAACGTTTTTAAGGCTGCGTCTTGTGAGTCCGGAAAGGGACGCCTTTACCGTTTGTTCATCCATGCTTTCAGAGAAACGGTAAGACTTCTTAAATTATATTCTCGTTTTTCCGCCCATAACCAATAAAGAACCGAGTTCGTCTGGCGTCTTGCCACTGAAATTTAGTTGGTTGAACGCACCGCTCATCGCATCTACGATGTCGTCATGTATCCCTTTAGTGGGGAACAAAACGACCTCCGACAGCATGTCGCTTACCCACATCCCATTGACTATTTTTACGTTGCCATTCTGTGCCGCTGCGGATAGCGGCTGCGCTCTCGTCACTTTTGAACCTGTGCTGGGAATGCCGACAAACGAATAACCTTTCAGTATTTCACGGGCATAATGATCTATCGCGATTTTTCCGCTTGCCCCAGGTTCCTGCTCCATATATATCCTTGGTTCTATGCCATCAATCTGTGCAGTTTGCTTAATGATATTTTCGGTATCTGCCGGTGTCTTCTGAAATCTGACAATGTCTTTTACGTAAAATATTCCGTCTTTTTCTGCGAGTAAACATCCGACAGTCCAATCAGGATCTTTTCCTTTTTTTCGCTCGGATGCCGCCATGTCCCAGAATCGAACCTGGCGATTGCACTGCGGTGCCGCGTCAATAATCTCGAACCATTCGCGTTTGAACATATTGCCCGCAATTGCTATGTCCCAATTGCCGTGTCGGAGTTGCTCGTGGGTAACCGGGTCAAGTTTGTTAAGAGATTTTTCATATTCTTCTCGATCTAGATGGGGATTGTCTTCTAACAATGCAAAGATGAAAAAACGGTTTTGTTCCTTTAAATCTGCAAAGGAGGGTTTTATATAACGTGCCTTAACCCATTCATGTCCTATGTCCCCAGGATTACTCGCGGAACGCATCCGTATTGGGATATTTGTATCTTTTAACCTGCGCAGCCGCGAAAACAGATAACTATATTGTGTTTCTGTGAACTGTGTGACCTCATCAAATCCTATATACTGAAACGCTGCACTTTGATATCGGAATTTGTCCCGTTCTGATTCGAGATAGCCAAAACTCAATGTCGCACCGCTTGGAAATACCCACCCTTTTGTTTTGTCATGCCAGACGGCATTTGTGCGGGATAGCCATTCCGTTGCGCGGTCCATCAATGCCTCGGGCAATACAAGGTCGGTATATGTACGTCTAAGTAGCAATGCCGAATATCCAGGTATTGTCACATATTGTAATGCGCCCATCAATAATGCATCGCTCTTTCCCCCTCCTGCTGCGCCGCCATAGAAACCTTCGAGACAATCTGATTGTAACAGGAACTTCGCCTGCTTCTCGGTTGGTTCGTGTGGTATGTAGGAATTGTCTATTACAGTCGCCTGAAACTCCGCTATGCGCTGCTTAATCCGGCTGCTCAAGTTCATCTATCACACCTTTATATTTTTTTATTGTGTCCTCTATTTTGACTGTGTGTTCTACCTTGAGAGAACCTTTTTGTTCAGTCTCTATCTTTTCGGAGTATCCCCTTTGTTTGCCTTTACGAGATAGAACCCACTTACTTGTATCTTCATCTCCTTCTTGAATCCGTAGAAATAGATTGCTTTCACACTTATCAAGTATCTTTTCTGTCTCTTCTCCTATTGCTTGCCTGACGGTTTCATATTTTTTTTCATAGTTGAGGACCGTGCGATAATGCACACCGAGTTTAATTGCGATGGCGGTTTTTAATCCTCCAGTTCCCGATATTGCTGCTAATATCTTTCTTACAGATGCTTTTTCCGGTTGTCCCCTTTTCTTTTTCGTTTTGTCCATTGTATATGAAAGAATTGATAATTATTTGTTAATAATAGATATGATAAGCCATGTGTTAAAAAGATAATGCGTGCCCATGATAAAAATAGAGTCTTTAAGCTCATGCAATTCCCAATCATGCCCCTGAACAATATTCATATCCTCACAAGACGCTCTGTGCACGCTCAGGTCAGTATCGCGAAACAAAAAAGAAGGGTAGTGGAGAGGCAACGAAAGCGAATAAAAGTCCCGCTTTGAACGCGCATCTACTGGTATCTTCCTGTATCTTTTGCTTATGTCAATTATAGCGGGCTTTATGACGGCGATGGATTTACCCGTTTCGGTCGCATGTTTCAGTGTTTCAATATCGAATGAGTTGATATTACGATGTGAACCTGTGAGCCTCAGCGTTTCCGTATGTATCTTCCTGCTTTCGTAACGATGCTCAGGATGTTCATCTCGAATGCGGTATTCCACTTCGTCACCCTTTCTTATTCCTGTTTCAGCAATCCATTTCGCAGGCACGGGATATATGCGCCGCCATTCGTTTTCTTTTGTGAGTCCTGCAAGGCATGTTACGAACCGGCGATAGTTTTTTGAGAAGTGCGGATAGGTTATCGCTACTACGTGGATTCGTTCTATGTAATGCTTATCTTCGATGCTGTTTAAGTCAGGGAAGTCCATTTTTCTTTCTTCTTTGTAATGTTCTATCGCATATATAAGTAAAAGCACCGTAATTAATGTTTATTTGTCTCCAGCTTTTTCTTCTCATACGCAGCTTTACTTTGGGTTTTGCAAACATTTTATTCTTTTCTTTTAGCACAGGATTTATTAAATATTACGTTACTCTCTTTTCTCGGCCTTTCTTTTTTTCTAAATGCTATTAATATTTAATACTTTTTATTTATTTGTTATGCACATCACCATTCAAATCCACATTTAGGACATTTATTTTTCTTCCCTTTTTCCTCCTCAGAATCCGTAGGATTGTTGTTGATTTCATCCCAGTTAAATTCTAATAGCTCACCGAAATTCTCCAGTTCAGGCATTGTAAAAGGCATAGTTATTTCTATCTCGTCAAATGAGAACTCAAGAGTGATGTCTTTAATTGTCTCGGCAAGTTTTATATTATCTACCTCAAATTTAGTTTCGTTCGTTTCCACTGCTACACGCTTAGCTTGTGCATCTGATATATGCCCGAAATCATAGGAGAGTACAAATTGAGTACCCATATCCGCAAACACATCATAACGATGATTGCCGTTAATGACTTCGTAATAACCAGTATCGAGTTCACGTACTAATATATTTTCTACTTGTCCAATACGTTTAAGGTTCTGAAGTAAATCCTCTTTACGTTTATCGTTATCTATTTTGTAATTCCAGTCCGCTTTGACGAGTAGTTCAAAAGGAATGAGTTTGTAGTTAGCAAATAGCTTTAAATCGCCTTTTAGCTCTACGTTGATCCCTTTGAATGTGATTATTTTCTTTTTTAGGTCTTCTATTTTAGTCATTTTATTTGTTCGTTATTTGAATAGAATCTGTTGTTTATATAGTTTTCCATCTGGCGAAAAGAAAATGCTTGTAAGGCGGCATTTACTGAATAATTATTTATTTTACATTTACCATATTTTTGGATGCCTTCACTTAAAAGAGTAACCAGAGAGGGATAATATTTCTGTCGATATGTTTTGTATTCGTTACTATACAAAGATGCACCTATTAATCCCCCGTGCCGGTAACATTTAACTTGATTATATTTAACGCCAGAAATCCACGCAGTAGAATCCACAGAGTAATAATTACTATTCATCATTAAATCCCATTGCGTACAGCCGAGTAAGTGAATTTTAGGGTATTCCTTTGTATTTTTTCTAATAATATGAAAGAGTGAATAAAGCATAGTTTTAACGGATTGCTTGTTTCGAGTTGCGAGAATACGTAATTCTGGGATAGAAATAGCGATATAAGGATATTTATTAGCGAGTGCGATTAACCCTTCTGTCCCCTCTTCGAGATGCCAAACAAATATAGTGCGTTCAATATCCCAATCCTTTTCAAACATTGAACGCATTTTGTTGAGCGCCGATATACCTAATACTTTATGCACATCCATCTCAATGAGGGTGTGTTTGTAATTAATATTATTCATAAATTGAATATATCCTTTAGCATATTCTAACAAATCATCTTCGTTATATTGTTTGCCCTTACCCGCACCAAACATCATTGTAAAGAGCCCGCTATCAACAATCCAATCAATATTGTCGGATAAACTCTGCTTATAAATGTATTCAAAATCCGCATTTATATGCTCGTGAATTTTATAGTAGGTAGTAAGGATATTCGGATTATTTGAATTATCCAAAGATAGTCCTGCAAGTATCCGATTGCTCCAATAGCTGTCATCAGCACCTGCATAAAAAATTTTCATGCGCTTACCTCAGCTCCATTCTCGTTATCCTCAAGCACCTTAACAATTAGCTTTCTGTTAGGATATTTAGCTTTAATTTTATCTATTACCTCATTAGCAATCATTTCGCAAGATTTGTAATCTAAATCACTACTTAAAAGCGTGTTGAGCCACCGTTTAAATGCAATGTATTCTATATCACGATTATCGTGGAACTGCTCTATTTTTATTTCTACATGAAAAATATGCCTGTGCGGATATTTAAGAAAATCTTCATTACCACTTGCATCTGGGTATTTATGTATTCCTTCAAACTGCGTTCGTATAATTGCATATATAGTTGTCATTTTCTTATTAACCCCATAAACTCTAAACGTGCCTTCTCGTCTTTTTTAAATAACCCCTTTAACGCACTCGTTACCATAACAGAATTAGCCTTTTTAACACCGCGAATACGCATACACTCGTGTTGCGCTTCCAAAACAACCATTACACCAATAGGGTTTAACTGCTGAACAATAAAATCCGCTATCTGTTGCGTAAGCCGTTCTTGCACTTGTGGACGTGATGCAAACATATCAACTACCCGAGCGAGTTTTGATATACCACATATCTTCTTATCCGGGATATAACCTACATGTGCGAAGCCCGTAAAAGGTAATAAATGATGTGAGCAAAGAGAACCAAACTCAATTGATTTTAAAAGAATCATTTGGTCGTATCCCGGATTATCAAACATAGTGAATTTAAAGTCGTCTTTATTTTGCCATTCTTGTAAGAAGCGTTTAATACGGTCAGGCGTATTCCTTAATTCCTCTGCGCTAAACAATTCATCCGGTATTTCTATTTGCATCTTTTGTTACCCCATATATCTATATGTAATCGTGGCGAGTAAATAAAGTTATGTTTAATGCAGTAATTCCATACGCGTCTTTTTATCTGTTCATCCTCTTGGTTATTGAACGTAGTTAAAGGCATTAAATAGTCTGCGTAGTTGAGTAAATCCATATTTATCCTTTGTAAATCCGTGACTACTTTAATTGTAATGTTATCTTCAGAATTGTCTTTTCGAAGTTGCCAGTATTTTGCAGTATTTTCGTCTTTCGGTGATATTGTAATATGATAGAATAGAGAGGCATCAAATCCTTGTTGTGTGCCATTTGTTTCAAGTACATGGTATTTGTTTACGGTTGCTTTAATAACTTCGCTTATATCACAAATTTGGAGTGTTGGTTCACCACCAGTCCAGCATATATATTGTTTATTTGATTGATTAATGCGTTCTATGAGTTCTCCTATCTTTGTTTCTTTTCCATCTAAATCATGGTATTTTGAATCGCAGTATTCACAGTTAAGATTGCAGCCAGATAATCTAATGAATAGCATAGGCATTCCTGTTAAACCCCCTTCCCCTTGGATTGCTTCAAATACCTCACAAATCTTCATCTGTGTTACCTTCTATACACGAATCTTCAGATTCCCATACCTTTACGGTTGCATCAAACTCTTTAAGCTTATTTAAGAAATATCTAACAATGTTCTCTGCGGTTGGATTATACATAAAATCGTTCAGGGATTTATGGTCAAATTCATCTATTATTTGTTTAACCTCTGTGAAATCAGCAATCATTGCTTCTTCGGGTTTTAAATGTTTTTTAATCCCTATTTCAACAAGCCACGTATGTCCATGTAAGTTTCTGCATTTGCCTTTGTATTCGGGTAAGAAATGCGCAGCGTCAAATTTATGCCTTAGATATAATTTCATAAAAAATAAAAAAGAAGGCAAGCATATAAAGCTTACCGATTATAGCCGTGTTCGCGCACGTGCTCCTCGCCGATCAATCGTTTCAGCTTATCGTGGATGTCGTCGAGTTCCGCCTGCGAGTCGCACCGTATCCGTATGCTGCACGTTGCCGGATATATGTCCACCTTCACCACCACCCTTTCCTCCTCTGTTTATTTTGCGGACCCGAGCTGCTGACTTTTGCTATATTGCCTTCGTCGTAAAAATCCTTCTTCGGAGCTGCAAACGCAAGAATCTCCTTCCATTCCGCATCGCTCAGACTTTGCGGGTCTTGCATTGCTCGCTTGCGGAGTTCTGCTATGTCGCTCATTTTGCGTACTCCTTTTCTAATATTTCATCCAACACCATTTTTTTTGTCTTCATGAGATCATCTAATAGTCCATCGAGGGAGCTGCGCGAAAAGAAAACGGGTGGAAAAGCAACCTTCATGAGATCATCTAATAATCTATAGAGAGATTCCATGTTCAGTCGATTCGATCTTTCTCTTGCTTCTTTGACTTTTTTGTCATTTTCAACTTCATATTTCCAAAGATGATCCCGATGTTCGTTTTTTTTCAATTTCTCGTTAATAGCTGGGAATTCTTGTCTTATTCGCTTTTCAAGCTTTTCTTCTTCTTCTGTTATTTCTCCGTCTTCATCTCCCAATGCCCTGAAAATTGTCCATGCTTCTTCTTCATTTATGTTCATATTAGCCCTCCTAACCACTGTCCCAACCCTTCCTGTTCTCGTTCACGATACGGCATGTTAGCGAGTTGTTGCCCACATCTATGGCAGATGGCCCTTGGCGAGCCTTGCCAAATAAGTACCGGCTCGCCACAGCCTCTGCACCTAGCTATGAAGATGTTTTTTGTTTTCATTGATAAATTGCCTCCATTTCATCAGTGTATCGTTCCCAGCATTCTTCGCAATACCCTTGTTTCTTCTCCTTATCAGTTTTGAGTTTGCATTTGCAATGAAAGCATATGCCCATATAATCCGTTGCGATGATTTTAAATTTTGTCATTTTAGTTTCGCCTCCAGTGGATATATCGGTGCTTTTGCTTCATGCACTTTTCGAAAATACTCGTATGTCGCCGTTGGTCCACCCAATGAGTCTATTATGCTGTTTATCTGTCCCCTCAAATGTATCTGTGCGGGAATCATCACTTCCCTATCCTCTGCTATCGCTTTCAATGCTTCAACAAATTCTTCTATGGCCATCTTCTTTCATTCGCCTCCTATCCTTCGCGGGATTCATCGCCCCCTTAACACCTCTTTGAAATTGTGTACTGGTGTATCGGGATAAAAAAATTCGTGCGTATATACGATATGGTTTATTCCTTCTGCGTTACAGCGTTTGCAGTACCATTCACAGACATCATCAGGTAAATTTCCTCCGCAACTATAATGTTCTTCGCAACCTTTGATTGCGCATTTCCCACGTACAAATATGCGGTAATACCATTTATCTATGAAGTTATGCGGTATGAACCACAATCGAGCCAATATGGAATAAAATATGTTAGGAAATTTGTCTGTCTTTGGGTCTATTTTATCAAAGAGCCATTCTTCAAAATCATCAGAGGTTATCATTGTCCTTCATCACCTCCGCCTGTTTGGTGAAAATCATTGTAGAAATCCTCTTCTTGCTCATCGGCATCGCGCCTGTCCGCTTCCTCGTCTGCTTCCTGTTCTGCCCTTATAGCCTCTTCGCTTGGAACTGGTTCCTGTCTCCATGTCCGGTCAGCAAAGTTTACTTTTTCTGTTTCATCCATTTTTTTCTTTTTCCCTCCTCTTATTCCGTTGCGGGGTTCATCGCCCCCACCTCGCTCACAACCCTTCTTCCTCTCTTTCATCCTCTTCAGGTTCTTCAAGACGGCAATCCTGAGAGTTCCAAATCAATTCTCCATTATCGTACCTCTTCTGTTCGTTTTCATCGACTACGTAGTCAGCACGGCCATAATTATAGTCGCCGTTATTGACCACCACTATGCCTTGCTTATTGAAATCTACGAACCCAATCAAACGCTCAACTCCTATCCATGCGCCGCCGTATGATGCATCAGAGACCTTTGATACATCTTTCTTTCGAACTACGCCGACAATCATTTCCCCGTCATGGATGGGGATATAATCGTCTACATCTCCCTCCTCTTCGAGAAATGCTTCCATTTCTTTTTCTATTTCTTCTGATCTCATCCTACTCACTCACCTCCTTATTTTGCGAGGGTTCATCGCCCCCGCCTCGCTCTCCTCACGTTCCAGCCGCTCACGTATCGCCTCTTTAACAAATACGATGCGTTGAACCCTTTTTGTATAGCCCAGTGCAAACATTCGGTCGTTAAGATCCTCTGCGATATGCATTACTGGCATTATATTCGCCTCCTCCATCTTTCATCTGCTTCTATTTCCTTTTCTAAATCCTCTTGTGTTATGTCTTCCGTAAGTGCCTTCCTTACGAATGTACCGATTTGTTTGTCTGTCCACTCCTCGTGGTTATCCCAAACCACGTCTAAAATTTTATCTTCGTCCATCTTATACTCTCGCCTCCTTATATTGCCTTGCCCCGCACACTTGGCACACATATACCCACCTTCTGCCTTCGCATCCCCATAGCGTAGGGATGTGCCCGCAGCACTTTTCTACCGGCTTTTTTGTTTCGCGCTCGCCCCTTTGCGCGGTTCCCTTTTTTTGCATTTTGTTTTTATCCCCTTATAATACTTATTATAATAAGGGTATATAAAAGTTGTGGTTACTTAAAGAAAAATGAAAAGTTGTTAGTAGTTTGGGTTATAAGTATTAGATTATGGGGGAGGTGAGACTTGCACTCACGACCTGCGGTTCTGGAGACTGCCGCTCTTCTGGCTGAGCTACACCCCCAACCAAATAAAGGGAAAAAAGAAAAAGAGGTATAAAAAGGCTCTTGCTTAATATATCCTCTCTTTGTGCGTTTATCATTCCCTTCCACTCCTTTCTTCTTTGACGTGCCTATTCTGCATCCCCCGGATGCGTTCTCTTTCCCTTTGCCATTCCTCTTCGGTCATATAGCTCCTCCTTAATCCCGTTTTTGAGTTCTGCGATAAGTGCCGCCCTCGTGTCCTTCGTGATCGCATTGAATACCATGTTTATCGCATAGCCCGCCTCTCTCTCAGAAATCCGTTCATCCGCTCTGACCTTCTCGGTGATTTCTCCGATTAGGTTAACATAGTAATCTACGGTGAGCTTTTCGCCTTCTGCGAGTGGTACTGGTTCCTTGTGCGGTATTTTGTCTGCGACAGTTCCTTGTTCTGCTTTTTCTTTGCTTTCCTTTTCCTCTTCTTTTTTTGTCGTGTCCGCTACCGGAGCCTGCTCCAGTTGCGTTTTATAGTCAGACAATCTAATGTCCCGCGGTATCGCCATCTTCGCATCGTGCTCTTTTGTTGCATTGCTGAATCCCGCTGGTATGAAATAGCCTTCCGTATCCTTCTTTACTGCGCCTTGCCCGAAGAATATCTGCTTTGATTCACCGTTTTCTTCAATCTGAATCAAGATGGCTTTTCCTCGCTTTTCTATTATCTTACCGGTGACGATTATTTCTGGTAGTGGTTCTTTACCTTCTTGGATGGATTTGTATTTCTGTACCAGTGGATGCTGATTCAGGTCGCCATTCTTGAGAAATTCCTTTTCCTCGTCGCCTTCAGGAATTTTATATGCCCATATCTTACCGAGCGGGTGGGCCTCGTTGAACGTAATGCCAATTTTTATGTCCATCACCCGGATGGCATATTTTATTACGCCAGGGTCTTCGTATCGCTTGAATCCGAGTGCCGCAAGTATTTGCTGATTTTGTTCGGCTATTTCTTCAGTATCTTCAATCTCACCCTCCATTTCTTCGGCAAATTCCTTTTCTGCCTCCTCCAATTCCTGTTCTTCTTTATCTTCGTCTGTTGGGGTTGCTTGCTGTTCGATCATTGTAGTGCCTCCATTAATGCGCTCTGATTGATTTTGAACCTTTTCATGATTCGTTTTATCGCAACCAAGGCATCACCTGTATCGCTGTTTCGCGTACTGAAACCCGTGCCTCCTCCATTTTCGCTCTTATCGAAAATGTAGAAGATGCAGCCCATATCGTCCGTTTTTGTACCCCCAAACGCATTAAGCAATGTCTCAGTCGCAACTTCTAAATCATTTTGTTTGCTCATTGTTCTTTCCCCTCTTTTCGTATGCTCTTTTCGTATGCTCTTTTCGACATATTGTGCCATCTTGAATGTGCTCCATGCCTGTAATTGCTCCATATCCCATTGGTTGTTTAATGCGAGATTGCAGAGCTCTTCCATGTTCATGTCCAACATCTCACGTACTGATACCATCTTATTCGTCCTCCCTGACTTGTATGCAGCCGCTTACCATCTTCTTCCATGCATAATCTTCTATCAGTTCCTTCAGTTCCCGTTTGACCGTTCTCAGGCTGCTTTTACTGAGATTCGAAAACTCTATGGCTAACTTATTGCTTTCGCTCATTGTTCTGCCTCCGCTATTTTTATCGCCACGCTCTTTTTCTCGTCCCAGGTCGCTATCTCGTCCCCCAACAGTCCAGCGTCTTTTGTCTTGCGGAGCTTGACCGTCTCGAAACTCTTGATGAAATCGGGAAGTCTGTGTATCGTTGCGAGGAATTCCACCAGCTTCTCTTTGCTTTTGATGTGCAACGACCGCGTTGTCCTCAATGTCGCCGTCCCCGCAGCGCATTCAAAAGTCTTCTCTTCGATGTCCCACTTCTCAACAAGTTCGGATTTAATGCCTATTTGCTGTTGCTGCGCCGCTTCGATTGTCTTGATATATAGCCCTTGCCCCAATTCTATCATTTCGTTTAATTTCGCTCTTTCCCGCCTCAACATATCCAAGTCTGGATCAGTATCCATTTTCCGTGTTTCCGTAGTGACTATATTTTCGAGTTTTATATATTCGTCTATTCTCTGGGCTTTCCAATCTCTTTTTGCTTCTTCGCTCATGCCGCTACCTCCCTTACTATTCCTTTTTCAAAGACAACAATGCTAAGGCTCTCTTCTCCAACTCGTGCTTTCGGTCCGCCATTCCGAAAACGTTTATATACTCCCCTGATTAATCTTATCACAGGGGAGTTCTCGCCTACTCCTCTTCTTTCCATTTATATCTCTCCTAAATCCTCTCTGCAATCATCGCATATACCATCCATTTCTTCGTCTTCGTTTTCCAATTCGTTCCCGCATATTTTGCATAGCATCTTATTGCTTCGCCTCCTTTCTCTGCGCTACTCGTTCCCATAATTCCACTTGCGCTTTACCCGCATCTATGCGTTTCTGATACCACTCCTTGACTATTCTCGATATTATCGTAGCGTCCGTTATGTTCGCCTTCTTACCTTGTATTTTCAATTCCTCGTTTTCCTTTGCCGCTAACATAAGCAATTCCAGCGTTATGTCATTGGGCAGATATACGGTTACCATCTTATTTTTTCTCTCCTTGTTGAGGCAGAACGGTTGCCAACCGCTCTGCGACTTCTGCGACTTCTTCATAGTTCTTTCCTGTTATTTCGAGTCCCTTGCTTACTTTTTCCAGAAATTTTGATATTCGCTCGCTCCGAACAAGTTCTTTCAGTGCCTGTCTTGGTAGGTTCGCGATTTTAACGTAGTAGCTGACTTCACCCCTATAGCAAACTTCTACTTCCAAGTCATGTTGCCGGGTAGTGAGGAAGTATTTTTCGATTTCTCCTTCGTCGTCTTCGCTTTCATAGAATGATTCGTCATCGGTGACCTCGATGCTCACGAAGATTTTTGGCATGAATTTGTGGTGTTCGCGTTCTTCGATATAATGTACTTTGCGCTCTGGATCGCCCCATCGTCCTCTATCAAAATCCGGCGAAACCAATTCGATTTTTGCTCCTTCGATTTGTTCGGGTATCCCATCAAAAACTCGATTGGTTTTTCTTTCGCAATACTGGAAGTGAATACTGCTCATAACGTGTCGCCCGCATATCTGGCAATATTCCTTTTCCCCAAATATATTTGCTATTCTCTCCACATTCGTGCGGAGTTTTTCGGTAGCTCTTGCAAGGTCCCCCTCGCGTTCCTGGATATATTCCAGGACACTTTTCAAATCTGCGGCTTCCGCCGCTTCTTTCTTTTCCATTTTTCTTTCCCCCCCCCCCTTTTTTTTCTTATATATTATATAATATATATGTATATGTATATGTATATGTATATAAGAAGGGGTATATAAAGCTTTCGGTTATTATAAAAATTATTGCAGTTGGTTAGGCAATCCTAAAATGTTTAGGTTTTCTAATGGGTTCTCGGAGAAAGCACGTCCAATAACTCGTTACATTTCTTGTAGTCCCCGATAACCATTGCTGCGTTTAGCGCTTCCATCGTTTGCTCTAATGTTTCTTCTGTCAGTTCGTTCAGCTCTTCTGTGTTGTCCTTTTGTTAGAATCCTGCTTTTTGTATTGTCGACTGCTCATTTAAGGTTGTCTGCTCTTGCTCTATTTCTGTTTTAGCTCCAGTTCTCGCTCATTTCAGAAACCCCCCGATATATTGCGCATAGGCGGGTGGTACTGCTTGTATTAATTCTTTTTTGGTCATCCAATTTATATTCATTGCCTTTTTCCAATCCTCATATTTGAAACTACATCCGTCACCGCCGCAACCCGCAACACAACAATATTGACTGCGTTTCGCAAGAGTATTATTTTTTGTTTGTATGATAATCGGTGGCTTGTGCTTAGGATGTAATGGCTGTGGTATAGATAATCCTTCTATCTCAAAGTGTCTGTGTCTAATTATATTTAATCCAAACATCGTTCCACAAAGAAGTAAATCCTTTCTAATTGGTGCACTGATGACATTTTCTATTATAAATGGTTTGCTTGTTTCTAATAAATGTTCTCTTATTTTTGGTATTAAATCGAGATAAAATTTACCTCTATTTCTTGCTTTTGAGGAAGCCCAAGTATATGCTTGGCATGGTGGACTTGCCCAATATGCATCGTAGCCATCTAAATCAAAAGTAAGTGCATCCGCTTGTATAAATTCAAAAGGATAATTTGGCTGTGAATTAATGTCAACTCCGATGACTTCATGCCCCGCTCTATGCAGTCCCATTGCTGCACCGCCAGCTCCACAGAATATATCTAACATTTTCATCTAATTTACCTCCACTACTCCATCTCCTCTTTCGGCGGCTGCTCCCCTATCTCGCCATCTGATAGCGACCACAAATCCCATAGCTGCTTCTTCAGCTTAGCTTGCTTTTTTGTCATCTTCTTTCATAGATTATATCAAAGCATATTTCGTTAGAACCGTTCACTTTTGAATTCAATACCCGGGCCCCACATTTCTTTCCCAGCACTTGCAGTCGCATTATCGACATGCGATTGAGCTTGCCTCCATGCCCATTTCCCCTTGCGCGAATAAGCGTAACTTTGCCGTGCCGGTCGCAACAAACCAAATCTACCGGCTCGCGTTCTATTGGAATGGTGTCTTTCAATATGGGAAATACATGCAAACCTTCATGTTTCTCTTGGTTCCTCTTTACTGCTTCGCGAAAATTTTTCATTAGTACATCATTCGTTCTCCTATTTTTTCACGCTTTGAAAATGAAAAGTGTGTGTAAAAGATAGGTTTTTCTTCATCTTCTCGTTGCGCTTCTCTGGAAGTGGGCGGATAGCCAAACGCGTTTTCGTCTATGAATATGAACTTCTTGCCTTTGATTTCAACAATATCAATCATGTTTCTACATCACCTATCCCGAACCTAACTATTCTCTCCTCTTCATCCCAATAAGCCCTGATGTTCAGTCTATCTTCACGCATGAGCTGCAGCATCTGCTCGTTGCGGCTGTAGCGTTCCGCTTGCGTGAGCGTGAGCTCTTTTAGCCTGCCGGATTTTATGGCGATGGCGATGGCTGTGGGCATCATTTGTTGCGTTTTTTCATTCTTCATCGTCTTCCATTTCTAAAGTCATTTCATACCAAGTTTTAGAAGAAATGATAAGCCTTTTTGCCATATCCGTTTCCGGGAAATGGCATTCGCCATTCTCAAATAGAGGACAACGTTCTAAATGCAAAATCGCACATCTTCCATTGCATTCGTTTTCAAATCTTTTAATCCAAGACTCTTCTAATTTGTATTGATTTTTTCCTTTCATTTCATTTTTTCTTCTTCTTGGGTGTAATCATAGCTAAAAATGTTGGCAGTGCACTGGGTTCTGCTCCTCCAGGTATCACGTCGCATTCCGGGCAAAAATCTTTAACCATGTCGGGATCTATGATATATGGTACTTTTTCACGTCCACATTTGTTGCATTTGCCCATTTTCCACCCCCTCTACTAATTTATTCTCAATGAGCCAGATCAGCATTTTAGCCCGTGCACCCGCTTCCGTCTTTGTCGTGAATGCCTTGCCACCGTGTTGGTCCAATTCATCACCGCATGCCCATGTATCAGCGGTACGCCATGAAGTGTAAAAAGTGGGCAGCATCTCGCCGAGTTCCGCAACGGTGAGGGCGGCAAACAATTCTTTTTCTTTTCGCCCAATGCCCCCGTAGTACTGACTTTTAGCCCACTTAGTCAATTCCACATGGAAAGTTCCATCAGTGTATTCAATCCACGAAAATAAGGTGTCCTGCTTTGCCCCCAACTCTTTCAGCCGCTTCGACAATTCGAACGAAGTTACTTGTTCTTCTAATTTCATCTTCCTTTATCGCCCTCCCTTCTCGCCCGCCATACGTTTTCCATCTTGCATCATTTCTTACTCTCCCAATTTTGAAGTGTTACAAATTTAGGTTTTTGGTATTTCGAAGAGGGTTTCGCATTTGTCGGATTGAAGAATCGAACCACGTCTTCCCAGTCCACCTGTGACCATATGACCGAGTTTTCTCCAAGTGCTTTGAGGTATTCTCGTTTATGATGTTCTACATGCTTGTTCCAGCCGAAGAGTCCTATTTCTCTTCCGCAAACTCTACATTTCATCTCTTCTTACTCCTTTCTTTTATTATCCCCTTCACGTCCCCATCCGCAATCCCTTTTCGTCTTACTATCTCCGCAATGCTATGCCCACGCGTGTGTAGATTGCTCACTGAGATACGCAATTTCGCATCTGCGGAATGGTGATTGCCCGCAAACGGCGCATAGCCACCGGTGCGATTGCGCCTCGCAGTGCTGAGCTTGTCATGTAAACTTTTGAGATAATCGGTGCTTCTTACGGTGCCGTAACGCGGGCGGCGTATTTCATGTTTCTGCGCGGTATTGCAGATGGCTCGCCATGTTCTTCCAAGGAGCAATTCCAAAACCACTTCGCGTGACGAGATAGGATAGTGCTCCTTGAGAATTGCGAGTTCTTCTTTTGACCACCGCTCCCATTTCTCGCTCATACCATATCCTCCAATTTTGCGCGATAATATTGAAACAAGTTACCTTCCGGTTTACTGCAATTGTGCTTTCTACATTCCACACTGACATATTCTGCAAATAGAGGCATCGCCTTTTTTACTTCTTTAAAATCGCTCATACCTAAATCCACCAGAGCTTTGTCCAATGCACCCAATATTTCCGATTTGGGGAGGGGAGGCAATAGGGGTTTTCCGTCCTCAATATGTCGCGGCTTCTTCTCGAGCTTAGGCAGATCTAACTTTTCTTTGAAATATTTGTATTTAGTGTTCTTTTCAAAGGTCTTCCCGACTGTGCCTTCTCTACCGGTTTCTTTTGCTATTTTAAGAATTTTATCCCGGAATGCTAATAAAGATTCAAGTGTTGTATGCCGTGATGTTCCATATAAATCTACAATAGGCAATCCAAAATGATAGCAGTGCTGATATACCAAAGTGTATGGTATCAATCCGCTGATTTTAGTGGACCAGACATCAAAAATGATAAATTCGTTCTTCTCATGTAATTCCGTTCTGGTTGGTGATTTGCCTTTTGTTAGTAGTTCGCCAAAGATAACACATTCATCATGCCATTCGTCACGCATTGAAATCAGTAGTTCTCTAACGTTCTCCGCTTCGTCTGTGTCTAAGAATATCATATGAAAGTCTTCGCTCGCTATGTCCATGTTTCTGCTACGTAAGTTGATATTATCTTCTTCGTTCAGATACGCGCCGATATTACTGCCGTCTCTTTTCTCCTGCCAGAATATCTCATGTCCTAAAAGAATGTGCGGATTTGGATGCATCGCCATTATCGGATTCAGTTCCGAATACCTTATTTTACTTATTTCTATCATTTATTTTCCCTTTTTCATCCCAGTTTTCAAAAGTTAATCTTCCTGCGAATTTGTCATGCAGAAAGTTGAACCGAAGATGCCTGTTGATATATACTTTCTTTCCATTTCTGTATCTTCTCCAGCGATGCCCACCAATCATCCACCTTCCGCCTTCTCGTGATTTTATCATTCTTCTGTTTCTCTTTCTTTAGCTTATCCTGGGCTCAGTTGATTCAAACGCCGTTTTGCTTCTGCTTTATATTCACTTTGTTCCATCTCAAAGAGGTCTATCCCTTGCAGTTGCGCGGCAGTGTTTATCTTTTGATATACTACATCAAGGTCATCCCAGTCCTCTGGGGTTATCCAAACCTTAACGCCCCATTCTCTTGCTTTCGCCGCATATAACCATGCTGCATCTCTGGCTTTTCTGAGCTCTCTTTTAGGCACGATTATTATTTTTAGTGCTTTCGCGAGTTGCGATACCGAGTTAAATAGCTGCTCTCCTCGCTTTTGTAGTGTGTCTGCCAAGGTTTGCATCTCTTCTTTCAAGCCCCCTGGTAACTCCTTTATTTTTTTTGCCCTAATAGCGAACAGATTGGCAAACTTCTTTAGTGCGTTCTTTGCTACTCCGATTGCGTTCTTCACCGAATAAATGAAAATCTTCCGATGCGCAGTGCTCATTAAAACGCGTAGTTTGTTCGCAACTTCAAAAGAGATGTTGTGCGATAGTACGATAATCGTTTCGGCGGTGATGTGTACTTGTGATTTCTCTAATTTTGTCTTTACTTCTATCCCTCTTCTTATCGCTTCGCTGACTCCCTGTTCTGTTTCGGCTGTTGATTCTACGATTGCGATTTTGTGGTATCCTTCTCCGTACGTTGTCGCGCGATCGGGGAGCAATATTTTTGATACCCTCCAACCATCCGGGTATTCGTATATATTTGTGTATTTCCCTAACATCCGCTTTATCTGCGCGGTATATTCGCGGGTAAGGTCGTCTTCTTCCTTCACTATTTCTACAATTCGCTGGTATATTACTCTGGCTGCGCGGATTACTTCTCTGTCTATTTTAGATTGTTGTGGCTGGTTGTCGGTTTTCTCTACTAAAATTTCTCTTCCTTCCTCTTTTTTCTTCATTTTTCTTTTCCATATTTACTGTGATTTGTCTTATTACTTTATATGGTATATATATCTTTTAATAAATGAGCCTTCCTCGGCTCTCTTCATTGCTTCTCCCCCCGGCAAAAAGGGGGGATTTCTTTTTTTATTTACTACATTGTTCATGTGCCCCATAGCTCCCTAATCTTTTCTTTTCTCTTTTTTATTACCAGCCCTCTGCTTTTCTCTATGTCCATAGGCGCGGGATTCGCAGTGAAGAACGCATTTAATATCGCCTCTATCACATCCGATTTGGTCTCTCCTTTCAAACTGTTTGCTATCTCCTCTATTCTGTCCTTATATTTCTTCTCAATATGGAAGCTCATTATTGCTTTCTCTTTCTCTTTTTTCTCTCTCATCTTATATACACCGATATAGCATTATTTATAGGGGTATATAAAGCTTTCTATTTTTTCGTTTCGTTGGGGCTGCCTAAAAGACGAAAATCAAAGAAAAGGAGAAAAACGAAAAGGGCGCATAATGCCTTAAATAGGAAACGAAGCGGATAAAGTGAGATAAATTGCTATCTATATAAATAGCTACTTTTACCTATCCTAAAATACCTTTTCCTTCTTAACCTTTCCTAAAACGTCCCCCCTCTAAAAGCAACCCCGCCAATCCGCACCGGCCTTTCACATAGTCCACCTATGCGAACCAAACAACCTTTTTAATACTAACTATCAACCACAGATAAAACATTAGCTTACATCGCTGAACTCGAAGGCAGGGCAGCGTACCTTATTTGTTTGTCCCCCTTCTCCTTGCCTAACTCTATTGCAATGCACCATCCCCAATTCTTTGCAAGTTCTAAGTCTTCTCTTCCCTGCTCACTTACCGGTCTACCCATTCCCATTCCATTTTTATTCCCCCAAATGAAATATCACCATTATCACAGCGCCCATAATAGTAAATACTGATGCAGCAATCACAATCTCTTGATACATACCCTCGAAGTCATGAATAAATAGCACATCAATTAAAAGTATTAACCATTGCACCAGCCCACATAACAAAACAAACCAGTCACACATCCATTCCATTTCCATTCCATTTTTCATCTTCCTTTATCGCCCTCTCTTCTCGCCCGCCTTTCCGCAGCCTCAAGATACTTACGCTCAAAATGTGTCAACCCCTCGAGCTCGGACTTGGTTCGCAGGCGTGCAACGAATCCGTGAAGTGTGGGGTCTTCAATCATTGACTAACCCATACTTCAACTGGTCGCATAAGTTCATCATATTCTTCTGTCTGCTTAAATCTTCTCCGTTGTAGGATTATTTTCATTAGCCCTGAAGGAGTGGGAACTTTTATTCTTGATCCTGTCTCTAAAATGGTATCAAGAAGCCTACCGAAGTTGCCTTGTCGTTTCTGTTTGCTCCGGATAAACGAGATAAAGATAAAATTATTGTGTCTCCATAACCATCCATCAAACTTATCGCTTGTGAACCCGATCGCCCTGGCGAATTCGCTATCCAATTCTATGATGCCATCGGTCATTCTGGGAACTCCTGCCTCCATGCTCTTCTCTTAATATAGTCCAGTCCGCTACGGCTCCATCTCTGTACTATCGCCCTGTTTATCTTTCCAAAATTCGGCTTTTCTCTTGAAGATATGCAGAAGGCGTAAGTCATCGCGATGTCGTTTCGTTTGGATTCTTTGTTGTCTATCTCTTCGAGAATGCACTTTTCGCAATCCATAAGTTCGCAGATCATTCTACCTCCCCTAATTTTATCGCATGGAACTCAAACGCCCATCTGCTAAAGCCGTCCCATTTCGGATTGAGTTCTCGAAAGACTTTTTCATATTCTTCTGGTTGGTATCCTCCTTCTGCCCATGCATTTTCTTTTGATATGTATGAAAGAACTGTGTTGGTGACTTCTCGTTCTTCCCATATCCTATCCATCACTATCCTAATATCTGGTTCTGCCTTCACGCCTCGTTTGCGCTGCACTGCGTAATCCTTACCGACTTGATATATGCCTCTGTTTAATCTGCGGGTTTGCGTCTTTACAATCATACCAAGACAAAAATTACGCAATCTATCACAGAATAACCCATTTTGAATCATCGCAATATGCCCTGGTATATTAAATATCATTGTTCTGTATCCTCGTATCCACAATTAGGGCAGATGTATCTGCATTCATGTGTGAGAGTATCACATTCCGCTTTTTTCATTTCTATCCCTTCGCAATATGGGCATTCTTTCATTTTTCTTCACCTTTTTCCTTTTTGATCTAGCCCTTTAGCCTTAATATCTTCTCCGTTCTAATTTTTCGTCAAGAATTTCGTCTCTTCGTTTTTCTTCTTTCTCTTCCTTTGTCAGAACCACTCCGCTTTTGATTTTGTTTTCGTCAATTTCATTATCCGCTGCCTTTATAGAATTGAGTAGCACTAGCCAGAATATTGCCGTTTGTAGTATTTCTATCGCTTCGCCAAAAGAGTAATCTTGTAGTTGTTCTATCAGTTCCAATGCGATCCTATCATATTTATTGACTTTTAGATTCATCGGGTTGTACACTACAATGCCTTCTTTGTCTGCTGTCTCTTTTATCGCTTCTATTGCATCTTTCATGTTTTTCATTTGTCCGCTTCTCCTACGAATTAGTTTTCCCATCTTTCATTTCTTCCGTATATTTTTCCCAGCACCGCTCACAATAACATTGTTCTTTCTCCTTCTCTGTTTTGAGTTCTTGTTTGCAATGAAAGCAAATACCGGTGTAATTCATTGCCGTGATATTATGTTTCATCATTTTCTTCCGTCTTGAGAAGGACGATCCCAGTTTTCATTTCAACTCTACAATATGGACATTCTTTCATCTTCTTTTCTTCACCTTTTCCTTTTTTTTGCTATCTAAACATTTTGCCACTTCTAAAATGTCTATGAACTCATTTGCTTTTTTCTTGTAATCCATTTCGGATCATGTCCACGTGTCCTTCAACTGCGAATATCATAGGTTCTCCTAACATTGTCAAATATCCCCCTTCTCTTTTAGAAATTGGCGAGTTCGTTCAGCTTCTTTCTCGGGAATCCACCAACACTCATAACCATATTTAAAACTACCATCTTCTAATTCAAACTTGGGGGTATCGCGACAGAAAGCTAACCCCCCCTCGAACTCACCGTGTATATCTATATCGCCACGGTATTTTGCACTAATAAAAGTATTGTTCTCCAAATCTACTATTCTAACCTCTTCACCTATTTCTAATTTTCTACTCCCATATTTCATTTTACCTCCTTTTCACCTCCTACTTCCTTTTTTTTCATTTATCGATATTTCTCTCCCGCTTCTTTTCAAGTGATAATAATAACGCCAGGGTTTTCCTGCAGCTTTCCTTTCGAGGGTGCCGTCATCAAAAAGAATTTTTAGGTTTTTTGCTATGATATCATCAGTCTTTTTGATTCTTAGCGTAAAATAATTCGTAGAAAGCCATCCAGAGTCTCCAATATACTCACATATGCGGATTATCTCGCGTTGAGTGTCATTCATTTTTTGCTATTTCCCCTCCTTCTTTCGCTTGTAGCCATCGCAAAATCTGCTGTCGTGTAAAATTGGAAGACCGTATAAGGTGCATCTATTTCCCTGAATATGTTCACACGAAAAACATGGGCTCTCCATTTCCACTATTTCACCTCTTCCCTTAGTCGTTTTAGCAACCTTCCTTTTGCGATGACCCGTCCTAATCTGCGGTTGAATACATCACGCTTATCGCAAATTGCAGCGCCCCAAGTAGAATCATTTAGGCGTAATTTTAGAAATCCAGTATTGTGATATTCAGAAAAGCTGGTTTGATCGATAGCACGATTGACGTATTTCAGAACTCTTTTGTAATCTGAGTATTTCGCGGTGCTCACTATTGTTATTCCTGCATACGGAAAGACAAGGTTATCGCCGACAAAATGAAATATCCGCGGTTTTATCCGGAGCTTTTCAAAATCCTTATCCAATTTCTCTTCTAAGTTTTTCATTCTTCTTGTTCCCTCCGCGAACGCACCATTTGTAAGAAATCCTCAATTTTCAGCGTGACCAGTTCGCTTGCTTCATTCTTCACATGCGTAACCAGAATAGGCGTTTTGCCTTCTTTCTGTGCTGCTTTCGCTACAAGCTTGAATATGGTATGATGCAGAAAGCAAGCTCGGAGCTTTATCTCAGTATAGAGCCATGGATAATCCGTTTCAATGCAATCCGCTGCGGTGCCATGCTGACTGTTGCTGCCGGATAGTGGCGTTCTGCGCCCTCCAAACTTTGCGCATACGCGCTGTTCTAAAAGTTTCCACGCACGCTTAGTTGTCATGTTAAGAAGCACTCCTAACCTCTTCTTCCGTCAATAGTGTTATTTTTCCTTCTAAAATTTGGATAACGTCTACGAATCCGTGCATATGCTGGTCCGCTTCGACTAAGGCGGCCCCTCTGTAATCTGCAGTGCTTGGTATCCATTCGTGGTGGATTTGGCTTTTTGGGGCTATTATTTGTTTGTATGGGCGATAATGCTGGCGGTGACTGCTTCTAAGCAAATTTCGGAGATGCTGTACCCCTGATGAAGCATATCGCTCGTGTGCCTCATAATATTTTCCACCTTTTCTGGATGTTTCATGTTGATATTGTTTTATTTGTTTTGGATTGTTATTATTCCATATTTGTATTTGTTGTTGCCATTTTTCATATTGTTCTTTGCCGTATTTTCTAGTTCGTTCTTCGTTTTTCAATTTATATTATTGCTCCTAAAAAGAACATCACGAGTCCGCCCACAATCGCACCTTCAGCGAGTAACCCGAATCCATATCGCCGATAATCCGCAAACAATCTTCGTTCTCTGTGTTCTCTTCGGAATAACGCTATAATCGCTTCGCTGGCAACTTCTTTCATGCTCATGTCGTGTTCCTCTGACTTCTCTACAAGAATCCGATGCGCTTCTTCTGTGATGCGAACGTTGTTGCTTTTGGCCATCATTCACCTCCATGTTCCGCCAAGGTGGTCTGGTTGTCGCTAATGCTGATGTCAACGGCTGTCTCAAGCAGTTGCTTAATCTCATCAAGCTTCGTTCTCTCTGTATCTACTTCGATTGTTAGCTTTGTTGTCGATGTCTGGCAGTCAATCTTTTTCAGCCACCCTTTGAATTGCGCTTGCATTATGCATCTCCCCCTACCTTTTCGCGTCGCTCTATCTCAATCTTTCCAGAGCTGGGGATTGTTTTCGCTATAACGCTATTGCCAGATACCAGCCCGCTTTTCTCCAAGAGCCATATGCTCCATATTACACTTCCATCTGCGCGAACATGTCTTGGTTCGCTATATGTGCCTTTTAGTATTTCTTCCATTTTTATAACTCACCTCGCAACATCTTTTCCAACACTTTCATCTCTTGATCTGCCTCCAACATTCTCCTCTCACTCGCATTGTATTTCTGCATCTTCTGAACGTGGAGGTATATCCAATATGCCTCCCTGTCCGTTATCCCCCGCTTTAGCGCGAGTTCGCGAAACTCATGCGCCAATTCCGCTTCGCTTTTCTCTTCTTTTCTATATGCCATGTATGTAATATCAGATAGATGGTATATAAAAGTTGCGATAGGTAGTATTTTTCTTTAGCTTCTGTTATCCAAACAGATAACGTGTATTATCCGAAAATGGTCAAATCGCATGAGACCGTGATAGATGCAATATGACAAAATTAGTATGCGAAACGGTGTTTGCTATTACTGTATCGAGAATAATCGCACAGACATGCTAATTAGGGGTTACGATGTTTATTGGACACTTGCATATCCGATATAATTCATATTACAAACTCCTTCTCTTCATATACTATTTCGCTTATCTCTTCTTCTACGTCTTCCGTTGCTTCTACCTTCGACACCATCTTGTCTCTTGCCATCTTATCTGCTTGCTCCTCCATTTTCCAGAACTTCTTCGTTGTTGTGTCTAATTCATATCCTTGCTTAATCTTCTTCTTCACTATTTTCTTCTTAATGGTCTTATTACGTTTCCGAGTTACTATTTCACCTTTGTCCTCATCCCATACATCGTAATCTTCTTTAATTGCGTATTTCTTTGTAAACGTCTTATGCTTGCTTGCGCATTCTGCATGGATTGGTATTGCCATCGGCTCTTCTGTCTCCTCATCAAACTGAATTACTTTGAGAATGAGATTGTCGCCAAGTTTGAATTTCTTTCCGCAGATAACGCATTCTTTTTCTGTAAATGCTACATCACCTTCGTGGACTACAACTCCGTAGATATGTCCCCATTTGGCTCCGGAACCCCCCAAATATCTATTATTAGCAGTACTATCGGGATAGAAATCCGCTTTTGCATAGAGATATGCAGATGAATAAAATGCTTGGGAACTCATATCTAAATCGCCCGTCATTGCTACTGAACCGTCCTTCTTGAATATCGCTGAGCCTTCTATGCCGTCCACCTGCCCTGCATTGATGGCAAGCGCATCAATATCCGCTTTCGTCTGATCGGCTGTTGCTCCCGATTCTATACTATTTAATTTTGATATCTGAGCTGCTGTAGCATGACCAGTTTGTGCTGCCGTTGCTGCTTGACATGGTGGTGCAGAAGGATGCGAATAGTTGTTTGCACCAGTTGCGATGCCATCTAACTTCGTATGGTCTGCATCCAAGAAAGCCTGTTCACCGGTATCGGGATACTTAGTCGCACCATCTTCTACGTTTATTAGCGTCCTAATTTGCGCTGCCGTTAATCCTGCGATAGTTCCGCCGGTGATTCTCCCAAGTATTCTCTGTTCGTCAATCGTAAGCGCTATTGGCGTATTATCTGTATCCGCCTTCAATATGGTATTCGCATTAAACTTATTAATCACATCTGCAATTATGTTCTCTATGTCCTTCGCAAGATTGTAATTAATCCAGTTGTCGTATTCTGCGATCGGCTGCTTACCGACTTCGTATTTCGCCTGTCCAGCAGGTATTTCCGTGCCTACATTATCCCATTTACTCTTCTGCGTTACCGCCATTTTAGGTTGCCCCCTCTGTATAGAATAGTCTCACTTTCATATTCCACCGCCCCTTATTTATGTCTTAACGAGTATGATCCATGTGAATGCGGTTACTCCTGAACCGCTGTTTCGAATGACGAATGAATTTGCCGCTATGTCGGTCACCCAGATTTCGCCTATTGCACCACCGCCATCAGAAGTAGAAATGATTGTAGGTATGTAATCCGCGAGATTGAGATTATGCGTAACTGTTTTGCCACTCGGACCTGCGAAATTAGATGCACCTTTAAAAAAATTAAATAAGGAAGAAGCAACTAAATTACCATATGACGCATCTAATATGTCAAAATTACTATTTAGAGAACTATCCCAATTTATTTCACCTCTATCGGGTTTTGCTAAATCTAAATTCGGAGTGTTTTCGCTCATCTTTCTTTTTTGTGTTTATGTTAAGACTTTAAAGTATTAGTCCGGCATACGTCCCACCATTAGGATTAGAATTTGCTATGTTGTTATATCCTTTCGTGCTATCCGACGTATCACCGATCCCCATATGTTCGAATGTACCAAGTTGTTTTAAGGTAGTTATCTGCACTGCAGCAGGTTTTATTTCGTTTGCCAAAATCTTAAAATCAGCACCGGAGATCCCGCCTGTTGTCAAATCTTGCTGATATATTGTGATATCAAACGAAGCTGGATAGATGTCCTCAATGAGCACCCGTAATGTGTTTGTATATAGAATCGCAGCACAAATCAGTTTGATTTCGTCTATGGTCACATGAGATATGTGCTTCTGATACTGCAGCTTTATACGCATCCTGAAGTGTGCGTCTGTCTCCTCCGCATTTCTGGTTATGTCGAAGGGCTGTGCATAGTATTCGAGATTCTTACCACTTGCATAGTCTACCCAATGCGCTTCTTTTACTCTGCGCAATATGTCTTCAATGCCCCCGCCCCAGAGTGCATAACCATAACCGTCATCACCATAGCCCACGACTTCTAATTCACGCAATACCGTACCGAGCAGCTTATAATTGTTTGAAGCTTTCTCTTTCTGAAATGCCGTTGAAAGCACCGGAACAAGACTATCTATCTTCATCTTATTTTAGGATATGGTTACCTCCACATCATTATTCGTAGTGCGTGCTATTTCGTTTGCCGCTATCGTTATGTTTGACGTCCCGAATGCACTACCAACCTTCGCTATTTGCACCGTGGTCGCATCGACAACACCAGCTATGCTCATTACCGCGGCGACCACGCTATTATATACCACGTTACCACCGATGTCAAGGGCGTTTATGTATGCTACTACTGCATCTCTTATATCATTCCCTGATACGTCTGAACCATCAGTGGTCACAACCACATTTGCGGATACGTCAACCTCAATTGGACGTTCAAAATATATGTTGTGCGAAGCATCATTTATGTCAAGCGCGTATCCCAACGTATTACCTGAGCTTTCGATCCCCGCGGGTTTCGTATCCCATATCGCCTGCGCCACCTCGTTATCTTCACCGCCGAATGCGGTGATCATGAACGAATGCGGGGGCAAACCACCGACATTACCCGAAGTATCGTTCTCCACGATTATCGCACTGACTATATCAGGTACGTATTCCGCACTGCGTACTCGTGCAAGTATCGCATCCAGTGTGCCTGCCCCTACCGCTGCACTGGTAGTCTTCACTCGTAGTCTCAGTTCCGCATCGGTCTCCTTATCTCTTCCTTTCGTTGTTGGGTCCGTATTGTTCACAGAATCTATGCCGCTTATCGTGTCAACAATGACCGTTATTATGTTTGACGTTACATTTCCACTTGCACTCGCAAGAACCGCCTCTATGTTCCCGCTTGCGTCCGTGTCTGCAGCAACCATCGTGATCACTTCGGTCGTCTCGAACCGTATGGTCTCGTCCGTAGTCGCCACGCGCGTGCCTTTTGGAATCGCTATCTCATTGCCCGAAGCGTCCCGGTGGAACGTGACTTTACCACTCGCCTTCACTGCGGCAATTCGCACAACTCCTAATCCCGCAACGTAAAAGTCAAGGCTGTTGCCGATTGCGAAATCGAGATATGCAGAATTATAAACGTCTTCGGTGAGCTGCCAGATGTCGTCCAAATCGTAACTTATCGCATCGAGAAAACGCGAAAAACGCGAATCAACGCCCAATGCAATATCGTCACCAAGATATTGCTTTGCATACTGCTCCAGACTGCTTCGAATTGCATCGTAAGGCTTTATTACGAATCCCTGATCTACTACGCCATAACCACTCATATTGTCACCTCTACTGTCACGATTTCTTCTGATTTGAGTGTGATATGTACCGTTATAGTTATCTTACGCTCTGAATCTGGCGCGGATATATCCACGCTATCAATCGATTTCACACTATCATGTGACTTCAGTGCTTTGCGTATCTCGTGCTCTATCAGAACCTTATTGAATGTCGTTCTTTTGATTTTCAACCAGTGCACGCCGTATTCGAGATGGAACGGGTCGGAGCCTTTAACGCATAAAAGTCGGTGCTCCAAATCTTGTTTCACCTCTGCGATTGTCGTTACGGTCGTTATCTCATGCAGGTCGTTTATTATAAGGTCCCCATTTTGAAATTCAAAATCCCCCATAACAATAAAATTAGAGATTGACTTATTAAATATACCATCCAATTAGCTTGTTTTTCATCATGGCTTTTATCTTCGCCTCCACAACAGGCGGGGATGTGGTTGTGGCACATCCCTATTAATTGTTTGGTTTCTAGATATATAAAGCTTCATTCAGAAAAGACAAAGTCCTGCTGCGCTACTGCTATCCCACTAAACGTGTGACATCCCTGAGATATAGACACATCCCCATTTCGGCATACTGCTACGCCCCCGATATGCAATAGTGGGGTAGTCGCCTTCGTATTCGCAAGACAATGTGCTGAGAACTCCTCGTTATCTATCACGACAAGTTTTGAATCAACGAATACAAAGTCCTGCAAGGTTATCGGCGTTATTGGATATGTGCCGCCTCCAGTCGGCGGTTCGTGGCAATCACCACACGTATCGGTATCATTCTCTACTGCTATTAGTTCGCTCATAGTTTCGTTATGTCCACTTTTGAGCCGTGTATCGCTATTTCGCCACTTACGTTTATCTTTATATATGCACCGGATTTATGTTCTGTTATTATATCATCACTTGTTATTTTTATGTAGTTGCCATCTTTGTGTTTTATCAGTATTGCACCATTTTCAAATTCGCTCGGTATCTCATCGACATCTGTGAACGCACCAGAAACTATTATAGCATTATTCATGTCGAATTTTAAAACTTCGTTCACGTCCGTTATATCCTTGTTTTTCAGTTGCTGCTTGAGCTCGTAGTTTGAAAATGCGATGCCTACTATATCGTCTATGTCGAGCGATATTAAAATCATGCCCGCATTGAACCAAAAAGGCGCTATCGGCACGTTAAATAGTTCTATCTCATTGCCTCCGATTTTATGCTTTAATTTGACGTTGTATCGTAGCCTCAGATTGTTTGCGTCTGTTATCTTCCCAATATCGAACGTGTTTAGCTCACCGATTTTTTCGTGCACCAGTTTTTTGATCTTATCAACTATGTTCATTTATATCGCCTCTTTTTTATTTTGACTTAAACTTTATATAGACTAAAAACAAAAAAATATTTGGGATGCGCCCCGATCGCATCCCTCCGTCTATCGGGGAGACAGAAATGAACTGCAAGGATTTTAACGAAAAGTGGAAGGGATACGAACAAAGATATCCTAAAACAGCAAAGAAGATTAATAAGTTCTTAGATAGAATGAATAACTATCTGAAGTTTATTGAGCCATTAAAAGGCGAGATAGCTTCCGAAAACGTCTTATATGCACTTATCAATGAACGAGATGACGAGACAAGATGGAAAGCGACAGGTAAGATACTTATCTTAAATGAAAAACGTCAAAAACAAAAGAAGACGGAAAAGACAAGGGGAAGGCAACGACTAAATGTAAATGTAACTGATGTGAAGCGCATCTTGACGGAATGTCGGATCCCGCATACACCTTCGTTTAATCGCTTGAATGAGGAGGAATATAATGTTGTCTATGCTGACCCGCCTTGGGATGAGGATTATACGATTTCACATAGCAGAGCGATTGAGAATCATTACCCCACAATGACCGTGGAGCAGATATGCGCGCTGAAAATACCCGCCGCCGAAAATGCAGTTTTGTTTTTATGGGTACCGTTTTCAAAAGTCACAAAAGGATTGAAAGTAATAGAAGCGTGGGGATTTACAATAAAATCCGAACTCATCTGGATAAAAGATCGAATAGGCACGGGACATTATACACGGGCACAACATGAGCATTTATTTATTGCCACACGGGGCAATATCAAACCTCCTCCCCCTGATAGCAGATCATCTTCTACAATATTTGCCCCGAGAAAGCGACATAGCGAAAAACCCGTCATCTTTTATGAGATTATCGAGAAGATGTATCCGAATGGCAAATATTTAGAACTGTTTGCACGTAAGGAACGAATAGAGTGGATGAGTTGGGGAAATCAATTATTATAGAACGTTTTTATTTATCTCTTCCTGTGTGCATCCACACAACCCCGCAGCAATAACCAATCCCATTATTTTACCCGCTAAATAGTCACTATCTTCGTCTATATTCTTGAGTTCCTCCAATATCTTTTCTTTGCACATTTTCTTTTCGATAATTAAATAATAGTTTAATCAATTAAACTTTTTATTATATCGCCCCTAAACCCGCTTCGGTATAATAGCTATTATCATTCCCAATATGCTTATACTCTATAACCTTATAAGTCCCAGTCGCCAGTTTCGATTCCAAAGAGACTATACTGTCCACCGCTATCTTCCATTGCAGCAATGTTTTTACCCGGAGTTCTATCTCTGCCTCTTCGTCCTTGTCTTCTACCGCTTCCATTAGTCCTGTCTTTGAGGACAGAACTACCGCTTCTACTATGAGTTTCGTAGCGCCTTCGACAAAAAAACCCGTGTTATTGCGTACATATATCCGCCATGTACTGCCCTCCTCGCCTGTTGCCTTTTTAATTTCGCCATTCGCGTATTCGACATAGCGTTGCGCTATCGCGTATGGCGTGCCTTCCTCTGTTCTATCGTTCTCAAGCGTTATGCCCGGGTCCGCTATCGTACCTATCGCTACTTCCGCTTCACCAAACAGCTCTTCGATTATCGTTGATATCGAAGTGCCTTTTGGACTATATTTTACTATGCTTTCTCCTTTGAGCAAGTCTTTCATCGCATCCAGCGCTTCTATCACCGTCTTAACATCCGCTCCTTCAATCTTGTCGTAGTTCTTGTCTATTTTGCCTATGAAGATTATGCCGTATCCCGAAGATTCGTATCCGGCTTTGAGTTGAATGGGTTCATCCTTTTTTATCTTTGTTTTTGTCACATCCGCAAGATTGTATATCGCTATCTCTGCGGTGCCTGCCTCCGCTCCGGTCGTATTCTCTATGTTGAACTCAATATCAAAGTTGTCATTTGTATATATTTCGCTCCCTATCTGCAATTCTACATAGCGCCCCCAGATTGATGTCATACGAACACCCAAACCTCCGCCTGCTCTTCCGTAACTTCATATGGAAATAGCGTGAATAACAGTTCCAACGTAGTCGGCTCTTTAACCTCGAATGCGTTTTGCTTTGTTAGTTTTCGGTTGCTTACTATCGTTCCATCTGTTTTCGTTATTCGGAGTGTTGCGAAATTGTTGCGTTCGTTTCTTCTATAATAGAGTTCGTATGCTGTGCCGTCTATAAGCACGTTCTGTTTTTGTGGATAGCCTATTCCCAAATCAAAAGGCAATATGTTGATGGTTGCCATTATGAAAACCACCCCCAAATTGTTTCTGCCCATGATTTGTTTTCGTCCGGTTCTTCGCTCTTCGCCTCTTCGTTTTCTTTTGTCTTCGGTTCCGTTGCCGTAGCGCCACCCTTTACTTCTGTGTCTGCGACAGTTATGGGCAGCTCTATCGTTGTCGTTTTTGCCACTGCTTTGCGTATTTGTTTCAGATGCACGGATGCCTTTATAGTTGAAATATTTCCCCCTTGTGTATAACTCTTATCCTGAATTGCCATATCGTCAAATATCCCAAGTTCCGATATAAACGTAAGCAATTCCCTTGCTTCGAAAAGTGCGTTTAATGTTTCGGGCTCATCGCTATCCTTCAATAGTTCCAATTCCACTGTGAATTCTGCCGGTTGCTCTTCTCCATGGTCAGAGACGTTGTAGCCATCTTCTACCTTATGCTTCGGAATTACCAAGCTTTCTTTCAAGTTGATTATTTGGAATACTTTGAATTCCGTTCCGCCCAAGCTAATCATTTCCGCCATCCTATTTCAGAGCCCCCATACATGCGTTCTCATGCATTTTTATTGTTTCGTTCATAGTTTACTATTAGTTTGTTTTTTAAATACCATATCGTTCAAACTCCCGTTTTATCCTCCGTATCACGGTGTCCCCTATCTCTTCCGCGTTGTTGCTCACGCCGTCTATGTGCAGTTCTATTTTACTTATTGATACTCGTTTGTCTTCGCTGTGCGATGCATTCGTTATTGAAGTTGATGTTGAACTGATCATTTCCGCAGGTGCGGGCATCAGTTTGCTTATTCCCTCGCCTATTACGGGCACCCCTTTAAACAGTTCCTCCATCTTCAATGTTAACTCGGGTTTTAATTGTAACATGCCCTCTGTAAATGTCGAGACGAGTTTGCCCCCTGATGCGGTTAAATCGCGCAATGCACCTAAGCGTGAATCGGAAAAAGGTAAGAATTCACGTATCCTTTTGCCTATCTCTTTTATCGCATCCACCGGCGCATTTGCGAAAGCCTTTATGCCCTCAACGAATGCCTTTATCAGATTGCCCCCCGCATCAAAGAACATATCTTTTAGATCGCCGAAGGAGTCCTTTATTCTGTTCATTGTCCCTCTTATGCCCTCTATTATCTCCGTACCTAAGTTCTCTATGCCGAATAGTTCACCTATTCTGTTCGTTATCGCTTCAAAACTCGCTGCAATGTCGCCCAGATATGCTCGCGGCAACATGACCATGGTTTTTAATACGCCTGCTATATCGCCTTCTCTTACCTTTGTCGCTATGTCTATCGCTATTTCTCCTGTCTTTGTTTCTCTGAATATGCTCGTGAGTCCTTCTATATTCTCTTTTATTTTATCTTTAATTCCCTTTATTCCCTCAGTTATCTTCGTGCCCAAGTTCTCCGCTCCAAATACTTCGCCTATGCGATTTGTTATATTTTCAAATCCCTTTGTTATATCGTCAATGTGTGCATAAGGTAATTTGACCATATCCTTCAATATGCCTTTGATATCACCCGTTTTTACCTTTGTCGCTATGTCTATTATCATACCTCCCGTTTTTGTCTTTGCGAATGCATTCGTAAGTCCTTCTATCTTTCCTTTCGCTTCATCCACTGCATCACCGAGTTTCGTCTTTATTGCGCTCCCCGTTTTGCTGAGAACGCCTTTTATCTTATCCCAATTCTTGAACGCCATGTAAATCGCACCGATCGGTCCGAATAACAATGGCAGGAACTTCTTTATTGCATTGAGCTTCTCCATTACCCAACCAAACGCGCCCTTAAAGAAGTCTATTACCTTTTTTGTTTTGCCTTGGATATCACCCCAGTTTTTCGTCCACGCGTGCTGCAAGATCAAGATTGCCGCCACGATGCCTAAAAGCGCCAAAAAGATGGGGTTGGTCATCAATGCCAATGTGAATGTCTTTACGCTTAGTGCTGCTGTTTTTAGCATGAGGGACAATCCGCCCAATCCGTAAGCGGCAGATAATGATGCCGGTAAGATTGCCAATATTGACGGTGCAGCCATCGTAAGCGCAGCCATCATCAGCAATGCTGGACCCGCCACCAGTGCGAGAGCCGTTACTAATCCAGCAACCGCAGCGATAACGAATTTTATGCCTTTTGGTAAGCCCATGAAAAAATCTGACAGATGCAATACCATATCACCCACCATTTTGAGCATCGGCACCAAAGTCTTACCCATTTCTGCAGAGACAAGTTTCAGATTGTTTTTTAAGATGCCAAGCTGCTCGCTAAGTGTTTCGTCTATTATCGTACTTGCCTTCTTTGTTGCTCCTGCTACTTCGTCTTCAGTCAAGATATAGTTTCGCATTGCATCAACACCGTCATCGAGCATCAGAGCCATTGCCGGACCCGCACTCGCTCCGAATACCTCTTCAGCAGCGGCAGCTCGCTTTGCGGAACTCTCGATCATGGCAAGTTCTTCCATATATTCCCAGAATTGTTCTGGTGTTTCAAATTCGCTTGCCGCCGTCTTTAAGCTCGTCAAAGCGCGTGAAGTATCTATACCTGCCGTGTCCATCGCCGAAAGCAACCCGATACTTTCTTCCAAACTCATACCCCAAATTCGTAATGCCGCCGATTGCTCACCCAATGCCCTATTGACTTTCGCACTATTTATGTTGTATTTCGCTTGTGCACCCAATAATAAATCAGTAACCCTTACGGCATCCTGTGCTGGGATATCGTAAGCTTTCATTATCTTTGTCAATGCTTCAGTGCTTGCAACCGCATCCGTTTTGGCTATTTTTGCGAAATCGAGAAAAATCTGATTTACTGATGTGGTTTCATCACCCAATTCGCCAAATCGCTTTCGAGTTATGGCAATGGTATCTCCTATTACTCCAAAAGCATCACTATTCACCCGGGCCAGAGCCACCACGGTTTCTTTCAGTGTGCTCAATTCATCGCCAAGTGCCCCAGTTTGCGCTTCAAGATACCCGAATACGCTTTCTAATTCTTTCGCACTCCCCAGGAGAATACGCATACCCCCATATCCAATTGCCGTGAACGCTGCGCCAAGCGCCGCGAAAGCCATCTGGTGTTGTTTTATAACACCCACGGCACCACTCATTTTCGTCTTTAGCGTATTCACTGCAAGCCCGACACGCCCCATCTTTGCTTTTGCTTGATCGAGGGATGCGTTTGCCTTGCGCAATGGTGCAGAAAGTCGATCCTTAAGACTAATAATGCTGTATAATCCCCGGATTTCTGGCATATCTCAAAATAGACAAAAAGACTTATTTAAACTGAACCCGCTTTCGCAGTTCTCACCTAAGAGAAAAAAAATCAATAGCCT